ACGAACAATTTCCGTTTGTCCGTAACAACATGCTAATCTAAGCGGATGATTGTCATCTACATATGGATTCACACCTCTTTCTAACGGCAAATCAAGGAGCAAACGAACAATTTCCGTGTGTCCGTGTGTGCATGCAAGAATAAGTGCCCAATTGTCGTTTACCGCAGGATGAACTCCTCTTTCCAGCGGCAAAGCAAGGAGTAGACGGACAATTTCCGTGTGTCCGTGTGTGCATGCAAGAATAAGTGATCGATTGTCATTTGCGGCTGGATTCACACCTCTTTCCAACGGCAAATCAAGAAGCGAACGAACAATTTCCGTGTGTCCGTTTTGACTTGCAAGTCGGAGTGCAGCATCGTAGTTAGCACTTGGATTCATTCCCCTTTCCAACGGCAACTCAAGGAGCATACGGACAATTTTCGTGTGCCCGTTGAAACTTGCATTGCTGATAGCGGTATTATATTTTACAGCTGGATTTACGCCTCTTTCCAATGGCAAATCGAGGAGCAAACGAACAATTTCCGTATGGCCATTAGTGCATGCACTGTGAAACGCTTCATTGTCGTTGGCTGCAGGATTTACCCTACGTTCTGGCGGCAAATTCAGAAGCATGCGAACAATTTCCGTGTGCCCGTAGAAGCTTGCATTTATAAGAGCTGCATTGTCTTCTGCTGCTGGATTAACGTCATGTTTCAAATTAAGCAACATACAAACCACATCCGTTTGTCCATGTTTGCATGCAAACTGAAACGCGGCATTAACATCTGTTCCAGTTTCAATGAGTAGCCAAATCAACCCCACGTTCGCTGCCATCACTGCTGTCTCGAGTGTGGGAATTGTTTGTGTGTTTGCAATTGCGCGTAAGATTTTGAGATGCATGACGCGGTAATCTTCTTGGTGGGCCGACATTATTCACTGTGCAAAATGCAACGTTGTGTGTCAATTTTTAGTCCTTGACGCACGCTCTAAAATGCCGACGATTTCCGTATGTCCATTTGCGCTTGCAGTTCGGAGTGCTCCATTGTTTCTTGCTGCAGGATTTACCCCCCGTTCCAACGGCAAATCAAGGAGCAAACGAACAATTTCCGTATGGCATCTGCGGCATGCATTTAAAAGCGCTAAATTGTTGTCTGCTGCGGGATTCACGCCACGGTCCAACGGCAAATCAAGTAATAGACGGACGATTTCAGTGTTTCCGTATACGCATGCCATTCGAAGTGCATAATTGCTTAGTGCTGCCGGATTCACGCCTCTTTCCACAGGCAACTCAAGTAAAAGACGGACGATTTCCGTGTGTCCATTTGCGCGTCGAAGTACGTAATTATCGTATGTTGCTGGATCGACATCTAATTTTAGCAACATACAAACCACATCCGTGTGTCCATGATTACATGCAACCTGAAACGCGGCATTAACATCTGTTCCAGTTTCAATGAGCAGCCAAACTAAACTCGCGTCTGCGGTCTCAAGTGTGGGGATTGTTTGTGTGTTTGCAATTGCGCGTAAGATCGCAATGTGTTTGACGCGGTAATCTTCTTGGTGAAATGCCGATGCCATTCTTCATCGCAAAATGTATTCTCTGTGTTCATCAATTTTCAGTCCTTGAATTGTTCGCACGCTCTAAAATGTCGACGATTTCCGTATGTCCGCGTTGACGCGCAAGTTGAAGTTCCACAACACTACTCATCGCTGCTGGATTTACGCCTCTTTCTGGTGGCAAATCAAGTAATAGACGAACAATTTCCGTGTGCCCGTATGTGATTGCAGATCGAAGTGCGTAATTCTCGTATGCCGCTGGATCTACTCCGCGATCCAGTGGCAAATTTAGGAGCATACGGACAATTTCCGTATGTCCATTTTCACACGCTTCTAGTAGCGAGTCATTGTCATCTGACACTGGTCCTCCTCGATCCAACACCCCTCGATCCAACGGCAAATCAAGGAGCAAACGAACAATTTCCGTGTGGCCTTTCCAACATGCGTATCGGAGTGCTGTATTGTAAAAGATAGCGGGATTTACTCCTCGATCCAACGGCAAATCAAGGAGCAAGCGAACAATTTCCGTATGGCCGTTTTTGCTTGCGCACCGAAGTGCGTCATTGTCTGTTGCACCAGGATTTACTCCTCGCTCAAGCGGCAAATCAAGGAGTAAACGAACAATTTCCGTATGTCCGCGTTCGCTTGCAGCGCGAAGTGCTTCATTGCCAAATGACGCTGGGTCAACTCCTCGCTCAAGCGGCAACTCAAGTAAAAGACGAACGATTTCCGTGTGTCCATTGGAACATGCGCGTCGAAGTACGTAATTATCGTATGCTGCTGGATTGACATCTAATTTTAGCAGCATGCAAACCACATCCGTGTGTCCATGTTTGCATGCTAATTCAAACGCGTCATTAACATCTGTTCCAGTTTCAATGAGCAGCCAAATCAAACTCGCGTTTGCTGTCTCGAGTGTGGGAATCGTATGTGTGTTCGCAATTGCGCGTAAGACAGCAATGTGATTGACGGTGTCTGCCATTCTTCACGGTGCAAAATGTATTCTCTGTGTGCATCAATTTTTAGTCCTTAAATCGTTCGGAAGTGCATCAATTGCGCGCTCTAAAAGGTTGACAATTTCTGTATGCCCTCGTTCACGTGCAGTTTGAAGCGCCAGACCCACGGTCAAGCCTCTTTCCACCGGCTGCTCAAGGAGCATACGAACAATTTCCGTATGTCCTATCGCAGATGGGAGTAACAATAAATCACAATATGCAAGGGTAACGCCTCTTTCCTGCGGCAAATCAAGTAATAGACGAACAATTTCAGTTTGTCCTCTTTCGCTTGCATATCGAAGTGCCAAATTGTCGAAAACCGCAGGATCCACGCCTCTTTCCGGTGGCAGCGCAAGGAGCAAACGCACAATTTCCAGGTGTCCGTTTTTGCACGCACATCGAAATGCATAATTCGTAAGTGCAGCTGGAATCACGCCTCTTTCTGGCGGCAGCGCAAGGAGCAAACGGACAATTTCCACGTGCCCGTTAAGGCTTGCACATTGAAGTGCTGCATTGTCATTGGCAGATGGATCCACGCCTCTTTCTGGCGGCAGCGCATTTAGCATACGGACAATTTCCGTGTGCCCGTTTCTACTTGCGGATTGAAGTGCTTCATTGTTGATTGCCGCAGGATTCACGCCACGGTCCAACGGCAAATCAATGAGCATACGGACAATTTTCATGTGCCCGTTTGCGCATGCAGTTCGAAGTGCTGCATTGTCATTAGCAGCTGGATTCACTCCACGATCCAGCGCAAGTAATAGACGAACAATTTCCGTGTGTCCGCGTCGAAGTGCGTAATTGTCGTTTGCCGTCGGGTCGACATCGAATTTAAGCAGCATACACACCACATCCGTGTGCCCATGTTTGGCTGCTAATTGAAACACGTCATTTGCATCTGTCCCAGTTTCAATGAGCAGCCAAATCAACCCCACGTTTGCTGCTGTCACTGCCGTCTTAAGTATGGGGATTGTGTGCGTGTTCGCAATTGCGCGTAAAATTTTGAGATGCATGTTGCAAACGATGTTTTCTTTTTGGAGTGATGCCATTCTTCATTCACTGTGTAAAATGCATCGGTGTGTCAATTTTCAGTCCTTGAATTGTTCGAAAGTGCATCAATTGCGCGTTCTAAAAGGATAACGATTTCCGTATGCCCGCGTTCACGCGCATTTCGAAGCGCCAGATCCACGGTCAAGCCTCTTTCCAACGGCCGCTCAAGGAGCATACGAACAATTTCAGTTTGTCCTCTCGCAGATGGGCCTAAGAATAAATCACTATATGCAACGGTAACGCCTCTTTCCAACGGTAAATCGAGGAGTAATCGGACAACATCCGTCGACCCGTAACCGCATGCGATTCGAAGCGCCCAACAGTCATTTGCAGCCGGATTTACACCTCTTTCCGGTGGCAAATCCAGGAGCATACGAACAATTTCCGTGTTTGCCTCTCCGCAGGCAAGTAAAAGTGCAGCATTACGATTTGCGGATGGATCCACTCCTCTTTCCAGCGGCAAATCCAGGAGCATACGGACAATTTCCGTGTACCCGTTTCTACTTGCGGATTCAAGTGCTTCATTGTTGATTGCAGCAGGATTCACGCCACGGTCCAACGGCAAATCCAGCAGCAAACGAACAACCCCCGTACGTCCGTGTGAACACGCCCGCCGAAGGAATTCATTGTTATTTACTGCTGCATTCACGCCTCTTTCTGGTGGTAAATCAAGTAATAGACGCACAGTGTCCGTGTGCCCGTTTCCACTTGCCGCCCGAAGTGCTGTATCATCTGCAGATGGATCCACGCCTCTTTCCAACGGCAAATCGAGTAGCATACGGACAATTTCGGTGTACCCGTATTCACATGCATTGTGTAGCACTAAATTGTCGAAAATCGCCGGATTTACGCCTCTTTCCAACGGCAAATCCAGTAATAGACGAACAATTTCCGTGTGTCCGCGTTCGCTTGCAGCGCGAAATGCGGCATTGCCAAATGACGCTGGGTCAACTCCTCGCTCATGCGGCAACTCAAGGATCATGCGAACAATTTCCGTATGCCCATATTGCACGGCAGAACGAAGTGCGTCATTCACGTTTTTTTCCAACGGCAACTCAAGGATCATGCGAACAATTTCCGTGTGTCCACGTTCGCTTGCAGCGCGAAGTGCTTCAGTTGCATTTGTTCCAGTTTCAATGAGCAGCCAAACTAAACTCGCGTTTGCGGTCTCAAGTGTGGGAATTGTCTGTGTGCTTGCAATTGCGCGTAAGATGTCAATGTTTTTGACAGTGCCTGCCATTCTCATTCCAAAACGGAATTCTGTACGTGCATCAATTTTGGACTTCCCGAATACATTGTTCAAACGAAAAAGATACAACCAACTGCGTCCGCGCGATAAAGCGGGAACGGATTATTTCAAATATGTGTCACCACGTTGTTCAAACAACGCATCCATTCCGCACACATGTGCAATCGCATCTTCAAACACATCCGTGCCATTTACACAAATGGTCTTATATTTTGTTTCATTTCCGCATAACAGGATGACCTTGCGTTGAACCAGGCCCCACGGTAGGTACTTTTTGCCTGTACTTTTTTGCCCGAATTGAGACCAAACGGATTTAAACAAAAGTACCGAGATTTGGCCCTGGCGTTGAACCAACGGTTCAGGTTCACGCCAAACTACGTCGTCTGTTCGTTTAATTTTGCCAAACGATGTTTGCGTTGTAGTTGTAGTTACAGAATACAGTAAAAACCACAGTCCATTCCGCTTGACACAATGTTCATTCAATGTACGACGATGGACGGAACTTTCGTAGCCTTCATCGATTTTAGCGATGGAAAACCACAGCCATTCAGGAAGGGCGAGCTCTTTAACTTCATGTTCAGTTAATAAGTCGTCGTTCATTTTACACGGGTAATCACGTGCACTGCATCCTCGTCAATTTTTTACGTCGACGATTTTATTGCACTCCATGCGGTTAATTTCGGTGTTGTAATGTAGAAAGAATGCCAAAAGTTAATTTAACATCGTATGGACCGCGCGGGTTTAAAACACCTGAGGATAAATTATTGGATGGATTTTGGCATCTATTTACAACAATGGGTGAACATGAACCTGGAGGACCACTTGACATACGAGCGCTAAAATTGGGTATCCTTGATGGATATCATTGTTTAGAGGAATTAAAGCTGGGATTTGCGATTAATCGCCAAACAGGAGCTCCGGTAATTAGAAATGGGGTCGTTATGATGTTGACGTCGTCGTTCATTGCGAGTTATGTATCTGGTCTGCGGTATCGCGCGCAGGAAATTTTAAAAGTTATTGAATCCTCCACAAATCCCAGCCCGAAACTCGCATCGATTGGTGGAATACCCTTCGCACATGAAGTGTATGCAGCTTTACTTCACCTGATAACCTTTGTCGAGAAAAGAGCTGCGGAATACGCTACACGCGAGGCTACTGCTGTGTCCCCAGCTTTAATTAATGAGGCTGAGAATATTCGTAACATAATCCGTAGGCACACGACCCGAGCAACGGGAGGTCGTCGCCGTAAGTCCCGTCGTTCCCGGCAATAATTCGGAAATATTACAATTTCAACAATTCGGTACATCCAAAAATTTTCATTTGGAATTGTCAACATTGCATACAGCGTTCGATCATGTCTGCACATTCAACATGTCCGATAGCTCTTGCACTGGTCAATATATCATTCACCCCAACCTGTGTTAAACGTTCATCCGCAAGCAGCATACGGACAATCTCAATAAAATTGCCGTGAACTGCTAAATACAGCGGCGTGTTTTTACCTATGGATGGGTTTGTTCGTCCATCCGCAAGCAATAAACGCACAATTTCAGTGTGTCCATGTTGTGATGCGGCACAAATAGATTTATGTTTTGACGCCGTTGGGTCTGTCCGCTCGTCAGCAAGCAGCACACGAACAACTTCCGTGTACCCTTTTTCGGATGCGGTTCGCAAACACCAATTATTGTCGAACGTTGGATCTATCCGCTTGTCTGCAAGCAGCAAACAAACAATTTCTGTGTACCGTATGGTCAATGCCGTGCGGATTGAAATGTAGTTGTTCACCGTTGGGTCTGCTCGGCCGTCTGCAAGCAGCAAACGAACAATTTCAGTGTGACCATTTTCTGACGCTGAACGTATTGCGGAGTTGTTGTCTGCCGTTGGGTCTGCTCGGCCGTCTGCAAGCAGCAAACGAACTATCCCTTTGTGACCACGTTCTGACGCTGTACGGATTGCGAAATTATTCTTTGACGTTGGATCTGCTCGGCCGTCTGCGAGTAACAAGCGTACAATTTCAGGGCTTTCAAGAATCTCCGGAGCATTTGCAACACCACGAAGACAAACATTGTCGTCCGTTGTCGGGTCAACACGTCCAAGCAACATTCGAACTGCTTCCACGTTCCCGCGGATGCACGCGCACCAAATTGCATAATTATTTAACGATTGATTTTTGGACGTAGGGTCCACACGAGGATCTGCTAAAAGGATACGGGCAACTTCATTATTTCCGTAATAAATTGCGATTCGAAATGCAGCATCTAAAGATTTGCTTGGAATGGATGCATCTTCAAGCAAGAGCGCAACACATTCTGCGTCACCCTCTGTCGCTGCGCGCTCAATACACGCAGGGTCCGATAAATCCTTCCGAGTTGCAAGAATTTTTAGAATTTGAACGTTAAAAGACCATTCAGGTCGACCCCTGCGCGGGATTCCTTTGTCCACACGGACCAATTCTAATTCGATCAAACCAATCGTTTCTGCGTGAATGCGGGCTGCGGTTGCGAGAAAGACTGGTGAAAGAGGGCGTGTTTGGATTTCCGCAAGAAACCCGTGTGCATCCTCGATAGCGCGATACAATGTTTCGGTCATGGCATTCATCATTATACGCGGCCATTGCATGTCAATTTTTAGCCAGCTCTTAATAATCAAAAAACATGGAGGACACTCAGAAACTAGTTCGGAGTTAGAGCCACTGAATCGGTGCTTGTCCGTGTGCAACCAACGCATCATTCGCACGACTAAACGGGCGCGTCCCAAAGAAGCCTGATTTTGCAGACAAGGGACTCGGATGGGCGGAGCGGAGTACCGTATGCCCTTTGCGTCGAATGAGTGCAGAAATCGTAGATGTATCCAGTTTTTTCTGTGCAAAGCGCCCCCATGCAAGCACAACAACATGGGGATTTATCGTCAAGACTTCCATTAGAATCCGCGCTGTTAGTCCTTCCCATCCAAGTCCTGAATGTGATTGCGGTGCTCCAACGGTAACGGTTAAAACATCGTTCAATAAAAGTACGCCTTGTTCAGCCCATCGAGTCAGACACCCGTTGGTGGGCGGTTCCACGCCTAAATCCATGCCCAATTCAATGAAGATGTTTTTGAGACTGGGTTGCAGCTTTGGCGTTTTTACACTAAATGCCAGACCATGAGGAACACCTGCGGTGGGATACGGGTCTTGTCCAAGAATGACGACACGTACGGCACCGGTAGGGCATGCGCGAAGAGCTGCAAACACATCTTGAGGTGCAGGTTGAATGAATGCGCCGCTGTGTTTCAATGCCAAGAGTTGTTCGGCAATACGTCGACCAACGGGACTCGAGAGGAAAGAGAGTACAATTGGAGACCAGACGGGTCCAAGGCTGTCGGTTGTCCAGAAAGGCGTCGTCGTCGATGGTGTTAGTAACACAATTCGTTTCACATCGTTTTCTTCCGCGGGGTCTTCATCCGGTTTTTCATCTTCTTCTGCAGTTTCTTCTGCCATTTCTTCTGCAGTTATTGTGATACTTTTTGTGTCGGTTACACGTTCATCTGGAACATCATCTGAAGCATCTGGAACATCTGGAGCGTCTGGAGCATCTGAAGAACCTGAAGCACCTGAAGCACCTGAAGCACCCGAAACAGCATTTTGGGCCCTGTGCAATTGCGCATAAAACTCAACAACCTTGGGGTGAGCCCGTATCTTGTTTGGATCCAGCTTCCACACATACAGACCCGTAAGGGTACGCACACGACTCAATGCCACATACGCCTGTCCATATTCAAATGTAGACGATCCAATATCGACGAGCGCCGTATCCAACGAAACACCCTGACTCTTGTGAATCGTGATGGCGTATGCAACTTTGAGCGGAATCTGCTCACGCCCAGCGCCTTTATAGTCAGGCAATTCCCATTTGTTGGGACCCACAAGAATGGGGTGCGGTAAACACATGAATTTAACCATGGGCGAGCCATCTTCGCTAAATCCCGTAACACGCCCACGAGACCCGTTGACAAGTCCAATCTCCGTATCCATGTTGAACAACAACATGACCTGCGCATCCTCGCGCAATTCCAGCGTTTTTTCATACGGTGCATCATTGTCCAGTTTTTCCATTGCAATATGCAAATCAGGGTCGTCGGGCGACACAACATTAAAGCGTTCACGTGTCATATATGACGTATTTCGTTTTGTAATGGTACCGGTCGTGTACGATGCAACCTCGTATGTGTGAATGGGCCCCGTTAATAAATCCATGTTTTGACGATTCACTCGGTCCACTTCTTCATTTTTCGCAAACAGGAGTGTTGGAGTAATATCGTTCTCTTGCCAATCCAATCCCATGCGCTGTTCGAGCATGCCAACCGATGCAGGCGATAGGGACCCCATACGGGCTTCATTGAGCAGCCGTTGGAACAGAGGGTCGTGTTGGCGCAGAATTTCCGTGAGTTCAACTGTGGTGTCGATTAAACGATTCCACAATGGGATTTCAAAGATGAAGGTTGGACCGCCGCTTGAATCCACATTTTTTGTTATGGGCGGGAGCTGACAGAAATCGCCGGAAAACACGATTTGGAGACCGCCGAATTTGGTTTCAGGGCGTTTGCGGATGCATCGCGCAATGAGGTCGAGTTTTTCCAGAAAATCCGGAGTCATCATGGAAACTTCGTCAATGATGAGTAATTCCGTATTAATCCAGCGGTCGCATGCACGTTTATTTCGGCGAACAACTTCAACGAGTTTGTGGGCTTCTTCGCGCGCAATGCCAACACCGGCCCAGCTATGAATGGTTTTGGCACCGAGGCCAAGAAGAAGGGCTGCTGTACCCGTTAGAGCTGTAACGCCGTATTTAATACCTCGAGCCGATGCCCAATCAACGATTTTTTGGATCGTGTGACTTTTACCGGTTCCGCCGGCGCCCGTAAGAAATATGTTTTCGCCTCGTATGATCGCGTTTAGAGCAGCCGTCTGCACGGTATTTAACGCCATCTTATTTGTAAAAGCAATGGATGTTTGGGCACGTCATTTTTCTAAGCCCCCCAGCAAAAATTGCTGCTAACTTCGCTAAAATCGTACAGTAACGGTTGTATTGAACTTCGCTAAGATTTGTCCGTATGTTTTTGTCAGGAACATGGATTGTCCTACGGACACACTGTCATATTTTTTATCTGTAAATCTCAATCGCCGTTTGATGATTCATACATTTTGTTGTCAAAAATCGCGGCAACGGAATAGAGAGGAATGATGAAACCAACCGTGTCAATGATCTTTATTGCTGGACTTCTTGGACTCCTTGTTGGTGCGGTATTGGGATATTTTGGACGTGGAGTGCGTGAGGGATTTGTCCCACAAGTGACGCAAACAACATGCGGTGTCTGCAATAAACCGAAACACGAATGCGGGTGCCCTCCGAAGCCGTGTGACCATGCCGGGGACCACGACAGGGACCACGACAGGGACCATGACAGAGATCGCAAGTGTCCGGAAATTGATTGGTCCAAGTATGTTTTGCGCGCCAGTGTCCCACCTCCACCCGTTTGCCCCGATATGAGCGAATACATCAAGCGGTCTGAAATTCCTCCGCCGCCAGACATGAGCCGATATGTGCTGAAGTCCTCCGTACCCCCGTGTCCTCCATGCATTTCAACGTGTTCCAAACCATGCAAAGTGGGAGAGTGCCCTCCATGCCCGAGACCTCGTTGCCCTGAAGTCGTTTGCCCGCCTCCAACCGTGTGCCCTCCGTGTGCATCCGTTGAACCTCCCCGGTGTCCAGCAGTCCCATCTATGACATGCAAGCCTGCTGCTCCCGAATCGGCTCCTTGGAGCGTTCGCCCGTTATTGGCGTCCATTTCACCCATGTAAACAGGTTTAAAATCGAGGGGGTTTGTGTGAGCAAAACTTTTGAATTCTTCCTTTAAAGAAAACTTCGTGACACTGAATTTTAGCTAACGATTCTTTTAGTTTTTAGAGCGAGGGTTTTGAAGAGCATTGGCGATTTTAGAAACATCTTTTGGACGTGTTACGAACGAAACATTGGGCGTTCTTTCGTACCTGTTTTCGCACCTGTTTTCGCACCTGTTTTCGCACCTGTTTTCGCACCTGTTTTCGCACCTGTTTTCGCACCTGTTGTCGAATCTGATGTCGTTTCTGGTGGTTCGTCGTCCTCTTCCTCATCCACCGATCCGTCCTCAACGTCTGAACCACCACGGATCATTTGCACATAATATTGACACTGATTGTAAAACTTCTGACGTTTCCTAAATTGGCGCACACATACACCATGCGCCATGTCAATAACGTCATAAATAATCGGCGCAAATTTCCGCTCCTCTTTTTTGAGCCGGAAAATGCGCCCCACAGCCTGTTCAATTCGACTCTTCGGTGTAACCAACGCAACAGCATTCAAACTCCGTATGTTCATGCCCTCACTTGCAAGCATAAATGTTCCAAGAACAATCTGTTTGGTTGCAGACAATTCGCGATCCGCCGTTTTCATGCCACCCACATAATACCCGCAGGATGTAAACCCACGCCGTGCGAATTCAGCCTCAAATGCAGCTAAATGTTCCCGTCTGTCGCTCAGAATTAACAGCTGACGCCCTTCGCGAAGACACGGCTCAAGTTCATCACAAATGGACACTGTGCGCGGTGCAAACAATGCCAATTGTGTACAAAGACGAGGACGCGATACTTCCCCGCGTGCATCCAACGGGGCCGCCGAATACGCCTCATCTTCGTGCGTATATTGAAGAACGCGAACTTCAACGCTTGTGTCTGCCTCACGGACTTTAATTTGGTAACGGATTGGACCAATATTCCACAGGAAAACACGGTCCAGACCGTCAATGCGTTCCGGCGTGGCCGAAAGCCCCATCGAATGGAGCGTTTGCACATTGATCATGGCGCGACTGAATTGTTGAGCACCAAGATGGTGTCCCTCGTCCCAAATGCTAAAGCCGAACCCGTCAAAGGCGTCTTCCGACCAATCGCGCGAAACAATCGTCTGAATCATACAGATTGTAACATCGTATTCTTCGGTGGGGTCGCCTGATAAATCCACGCCGGCTTCATGTAAGCGTGCGACCAGATCCGCCCGTTTGCCGGTGACTTTCAATCCAAGTTCTTTGAGGCGTGTTTTTAATGCAGCAACGGTCGGTTCTTTGTGCTCGACGGCTCCCAACTGAACCTTGGAACCTTGCACGCGCCCAATGCGAATCCCAGGCACCATTGTTTTCAGGGCATCTTCCCACTGATCCGCGAGAAATTCTTGATGCACAAAGATGAGCGTGCGACGTTTCACGATTTCAACCATTGTATAGATTGCCATGACGGTTTTGCCTTCACCGCACGGTACACACAGAAACCCGTCTCCGGCTTTGAACGCATCCACCATGGGCACTTGTTTGGGTCGCAGCGTAATGGTGCATTTGAGCTCAGGCCGTAGGGGTTTACCAGGCTCACGGACATCTGCATCGGGCTCGCCGTAGTTTTGTAGTCCCCAGAAGCGTGGGACGTAATACCGCGTTGCACTTTCGTGGTAAATTGGGAAAGGATCAATGCCCTTGGCAAACTCGTCCGGAATGTTCGGTTTAACCGTAAGCTCCGAACGTAGAGTACGAACTTGTTCAGGCGTGAGCCAGTCTTTGCGAAGAGCATACCCCCGGTGGGTTAGAATGCGGGCGTCTGGCGGCGGCGCTGCAGGTTTTTTCGGTGCTGCAGAAAGAGCCATCTATCTATTCGATTACGGAGTATCCATCGCGTCATCTTTTTCCGTTCGTTAAGATCAGAGGACATGAAACCGTTTACAATTGTGTTGTTTGTCATCCTTCTTGCAATTGGATTTGCACTGTTGCTACCTGTTAAAACAATTTCATCAACAACAACATCAACAACAACTTCCTGCGGTCAATTCCCAATCGATGAGCCACAGTACGAATGGCCTACGCAAACCCGTGTCGCATTGTATGTGCCGAGTGCAGACATGGGTTCGAATGTGTTGAATGCATAGTTCCCCCCAAATGAAACTTTCCCGCATGAATTTTAGGCGTCAAAAATTTATACGGAAAATGCACGCCGCGGTATCCTGTAAGAAATTAATCGGAGACGATAGAGACATGGCCGATGGTATTCCAGAAAATGCCCCAATCGGTTTACGCCGGCCCATACATTTAAGCAAGGTCGCTGTTAGTCGACGAACACGCATTCAATTAACGGATCCTTCAGAGGAGGTGAAGAAGAAGAAACGCCCCACTTCCCGGCCTCGTACGCCTGTTTCGTCTGTTGAAACCCATGTCGTTGAGAAAATGAAAATTCCTGTCATTGCATTTAGTGAACGAGAAACGAAGATTCCTCGAGACACTCTCAACAAACTCGCAACGTATACGGATCCAACGGAGGCCAAACCTGCCTTGGGTATTTACATGCCATCTTCCCGTAAAGCGTTTGGCAATTTCATGATTCAAACATTCATGCGGTATTCGCCGTTTATGAATCGAGTATTTAAACTTCAGACGGAAAACCGTATGGATACAGCGACAGCCACAGCAACCGCCCGTAAAGAATTTGCAGACGCAAAAGCACATCCGAATCCGGAGGCATGTCGACTGCGCGACCCCAATAAAGTGGAAACCTTTTATTACCAGAAATTGGTGCGTGACATGATGAGTCGCGGAACACCGTATCGCGGTGTTTTGACGTATCACGGGTTGGGGTCCGGTAAATCGTGCACATCCATTGCCGCTGCGGAAGCCTTGTATTGGGGGCCGACGAAAAAGATTTACGTGCTAACACCCGCGACACTTGCAGACAACTACCGTAACGAACTTGGGAAATGTGGATTTTTCCCTTTGCGTCAAAACAATTATTGGAGTTTTATGCCAATCGGCGCCAAAAATCCAGCAGCGTTTGCATGGGCTACGCAAGGGTATTTGGCATTGCCTGAAAAAACCATTCTTGAGACGGGCGGTGCATGGATTCCGGATCCATCAAAACCCAGTAATTGGGATGCACTTTCATCCAAAGCGCAGGCATCGATTCTTAAACAGCAAACGGAGCACATGGCTCACCGTTTCAAATTCATTCACTACAACGGTGTGGATCCAGCTGTACTTGCACAACTTGCGACAGACAGTGTAATAAATGGTAAATCCATGTTTGATGATGCTGTTGTTATTGTGGAGGAAATTCACAATTTGGTGCGTACAATCAACGGAACGAAATTGGGCGGCAGACTCTTAGCAGACTTTATTCAGGATATTGAGCCCCGAGAATTCACATGGAGCATGCCATATGACCGCGAGGTGATTCAAGGATATCGCTATCCGCGCGGTTATACGCTGTATCGTCTCTTGTGCAATGCCGTTGGCGTCAAAGTGATTGGTTTGTCCGCGACACCCATGATCAATTATGCACAGGAATTGGCGATTTTGATGAATCTGATTGGTGGCGAATACCGTACAGTAAACATTCAATACAAAAATTCGATGATTCGAACCATTGAAGCCTGGACTGCTGTACATCCGGAAATTGATTATGTGGATTTCAGTGAAGATGGGAAAACCTTTACGGTGTCACCGGTTCCCTACGGATTCACGAAAGTTGTCGAAGATGGTACAAATAAGTTTCTGGGATTTGTCCGTATGGAACAGGGCGATATTCCGCCGGTCGAAACGTCGAATGAACGCAATATGGATTTGTGGGCGGTGAAGTTGATCGGTGAATTAGAAGGCATGAATGCAGTTCAAAAAGGGTCCGCGAGCAGCGCAAATAAAATTGTTATGGATGCTCGCAAAGCGCGCGCAGAATCACTTGCTGGAAGGATACCTGATGATGATGTAATTGCGGAGATCAGCACGAACGCAGAAGAGGCTGCTAAATACTTTACACTTGCAACATTTCCCGTGTTGCCGGATGATCAAGACACATTTGTGGGCAATTTCGTGGATCGCGCGACACTGGCGATCAAGAATGCAAATGTACTCAAAGCGCGTACACAGGGACTCGTGTCGTATTATCGCGGCGGCGGCGACGACCTGATGCCTCGCACAACGCGAAGTGAAAAGGTCTTGGTGCCAATGTCGGACTTTATGTTTTCAAAATATGTGGAGATTCGCACGGCGGAAATTGAAGCGGATAGCAAAAAGAAGAAACCGGCTACAGATAAGCCGAAAGGCGATGGTCCGGTGGATTTGTATGCATTGGCAACCAAAAATTTGCAAACGGGTTTCTTGGCCGGTTCGCGAGCTGCGTGCAATTGGGTGTTTCCGTCGGAGGTTGAACGACCCAAAATGGGTAAAGCGGCTCGCCAAAAACTGCTGGGATTGAGCGACAAAAAGGGGAAAGGAAAAGGAAAAGGAAAAGGAGATGAAGATGAACACGCCGACGAACTCGACGCTGTTGAAGTGGACTTGGATGTTGAAGACGAGCCTCCACGTGACGTAAATGAAGCGGATGCGGCAGAATTCGCAGCTGAAATTGCAGGTGAAATTAAATCGGGAGGCGTTCGCACCGTAACATTCGCGGACTCATCCGTTGCAGCTGCAGAAATCGAAAAGGCAAAGGATGCGATGGACGAGCCGTTGGACGAAGAGCTGGCACGAATTGTTGGCACTCTCATGAGCGGAATTGAAGCGCAAGCGGAAAATTATCTTCGCGACAATTTGGCAACATATTCGCCTAAATACGCAGCAATTATCGGGAATGTACGAGCGAGCCCTGGTCCAGTGCTTGTGTATTCGAATTTCAAAACGCTCGAAGGATTGGGTATTTTTGCAGCGGCGTTGCGTGCTGCGGAAGAGCAATTCATGCCGTTGGACATTCAGAAAAATGCTACAGGTGAGTGGTTTATTCCTGACGTCATTATGCGCGCAGACCGCTCTCGTCCGCGCTATATTTTGTACACGGGTGATATCGAGAAGGAAAAGCGCACACTTCTTCTGAAATTGTACAATGCGAACATACGGGGTTTGCCTGGTCGACTTGCGTCGCAGTGCAAGGAACTGTTGGGTGATGCGCCGGATAACCGCGATGGGCGTGTGTGCAAAGTGTTCATGATTACGCAGTCGGGTGCTGAAGGTATTTCGTTGGCAAATACGCGCCAGGTGCACATCATGGAGCCGTACTGGAATAATGTGCGACTTCAGCAAGTGGTTGGACGCGCGATTCGTTTGTGCAGCCACATGAATTTGAATTGGGAAGAGCGCACTGTTGAGGTTTTTACATATTTGTCAACGTTTACTACGGAACAAAAGACGAAGGCTGCGACCGTTATGACGTCGGATGGTGGGCGTACGACAGACGAAGTGATTTTTGACATTGCAACGAAGAAACAAACGCTGGCAGATGGACTCAATCTTGTGGTTCAAAGTTCAGCAGTTGATTGTGAATTGCACGCGAATGAGCACATGAATGAACGTGGCGACCACATTCAATGCTTTAAGTTTTCAACGGGGTCGTCTGGATACATGTTTCATCCGGATTGGCGACGGGATTTGGTGGAGGCGGCAGGCGTGCGAGCGGCTCGAGCACCCGTGTCAGTAGCACCGTCAGCATCTCGAGCACCCGTGTCAGCAGCACCGTCAGCATCTCGAGCACCCGTGTCAGCAGCACCGTCAGCATCTCGAGCACCCGTGTCAGCACCTCGAGCACCTCCAACATTGCGGGCTGACGCAGGCGCGGGTTCATCGCCCGTAAGAACTCGCAAGTAAATAAGGAATGCAATGAACGAGCCGTTTCCAGATAGTTATTAACAAAATATTTAAGGCGATGTGTGCCAAAACGGTATGAACCTTAAATTTTTTGATTCATTTTGGCAGTTCTAAGCACAATCTCCGTCCAGAGGAATTTCATCAGACCAGAAATCGCCGACAAATTCCTCCGGACGAAAGAACACTGCATTCCTTACAAGTAAATTAAGCGGGGTTTTTTTCAGCATACGAACAATTTCCGTATGGCCGTTTTTACTTGCGATTCGCAATGCTTCATAGTCATTTGCAGCAGGATTTACACCTCTTTCCAGCGGTAGCTCAAGGAGCAAACGAACAATTTCAAGGTATCCGTTGCAACATGCATTTCGAAGCGCTTTATTATTCCCCGGATTCACTCCTTTTTCCAACGGCAAATCCAGGAGCAAACAGACAATTTCAGTGTGTCCGTTTCTGCATGCCCAAATGATTGCTTCATTGTCATTTGCTGCTGGATCAACTCCTCTTTCCAGCGGTAGCTCAAGGAACAAACGAACAATTTCCGTGTGTCCGTTTCGAATTGTATATCGAAGAGCCAAATTGTCGTCTACAGCTGGATTAACGCCTCTTTCCAACGGCAAATCAAGGAGCAAACGAACAATTTCAGTGTGTCCGCCGCAACATGCAATTTTTAGTGCTTGATTTTCATTTGCTGCTGGATCAATTCCACGATCTGGATCCAGGAGCATACGAACAATTTCTGTGTGCCCTTCCTGACACGCAATCTGAAGCGCTGCGTTAATTTTCTCAGGTGTTTCGGATTCAGTTGACAACCAAACCAATCCTACATCTCCTGCTGTATCTTCAAACGATAACACTGGCGTTTTCGTTTGTGCGATTGTTCGCAAAAGCAGTACATGGAATCCCGAATTCATTCGCTCAGTTTTCAAACACAGTTCCCCTTGTCAACTTTCCCCCGCAAGTTCTGTATGATCAATTTTTGATACATTCTTAGTATAAAAATTGATTTTACGATCGACTATTTCCTACGGCGTGTTTTACGCAGACCACCTACAGCATTGCGACCGACTATTTCCTACGGCGTGTTTTACGCAGACCACCTACAACATTGCGACCAACATTGCGACCAACATTGCGACCAACTGCAACATGTACAATCCCAATTCTCTTTTCCCGGACTACGGGTCCATGCCCTGGCGCAGGAAACCGCGACGCTTCGTATAATTTGTAGTGAATTTTTGAATCAAACGTGAAATGTAACCCAGGTGGTAACAACACCTCGTATTCGTTATCGACTTTTGTATTTAATTCCATGTATAAACACGGAATTTCAGAGTCGATCGTAAGTTCATACAGACCGCCGTAATATTCGACGTTCGTATGTTTCATTAAATGATTCATGTACATTCCAGGCTGTGTTCTCGAAAAGGATAACGCTTTGGGGATGCTTATCGATGTTGAAATAAAATCGGGATTTTCGTATTCGAGTCCACGCAAATGCGCTTCGGACTGAAATCCCCGATAGACGACGAGAGGCGATGTGAGTCGCGGTGCGGCTTCAATAATGCGCTTGAGGTCTTTTGAATACGCTGCAAGAAAGGGTGCAATGAATTCCGGAAGTACGAAATAGTCTTTATTTTGCCATAACATGGCTGCAGCAGCCAGTTTACTCACTTGAGGATCGTCGACGTCGCCTATCATCAATTCAGACCGAGGCAATTTATATTCAAGATCCGTCAACGTATCATACAAATCATACATATAATAACCCAAAAACGAGAGGTGTTTCTGGATTGAATCGGGGTGCGCAAACATTTCCGTAAGGTCGTGGAGTGTGCCGCGTGCGTAATTGTTCACGAGTGTGTCACCCCAAAACGTATAGCTGCGCATGATTTCCTTGTCACGTTTCGAAAGACGTGCGATATATGTTTGTTGTCGGTCCAGCCAATCGAGCAAGCCTTCGCTTTTTGGTGGAAATGCGTATTTGGCCCGCAAGTGCGATGCATTCTCAGTTCCATTTTGACGAATTAACCGCATTGTTGAAGGAAGGTACCAGGACCGTTGTGCAGGCTTAACAAACAGCTCCCGTTTCCGATTCTCGTGCGGCGATGGAACGGGGTCCGCGTTTGTTCTCAAACCATCGAGTGACAACGATGTACGAAGGTTTGCTTTATAATCCATTTCTATTTATGTGTGCGTTTTTGACGTGTTTGGCGATGTTTCCGTGTTTGACGTTTCCGTGTTTGGCGACGCCCGCCCTTTGCTCCTGTTGTAAACGTCGCCCAAACCAATTCATGGTCACTGGCCACACTTGCCCCAACATCATCCGTTGGACTCGGGAACACCGTAAGAGGGTGTACCACATTGAGCCCAAAACAATAATCGCCACCGCGTATGTATTTATAGACGGCAAACGCGCGTTCCGTATGACAACAGCTCGCAACAATCGCTTCATTGCCGGGCGTCAGCCGTGCAGTGGGCAATTGTAAGGGCACACGGTTTGAAAACTGAGGATTGTTGAAATCGCCCACAATGAAGAGTTTCGCAGGGTCGCCCGTTGCAAACGGTGCAATTGCGCGCTCCTGCCATGCAGTAAATTCAGGCCGTTCGCCATACGGAGAATGCAGATTTATCAGCTGAAATCCGCGAGTTGTAGTCACAGCCGTTAGTGGGCGACCAAAGTCATTCCATCCGCTGTATTCATCAAAATGTGCTCCCATGTCGACATCTTCAACATGCGCAAGCTCACCGAGGTCCTTGTGCCACACCGTCAACAGGACCGCATGTTTTTGTTGATTCACGTGGTGGTGGTAATCCGCCAACGCGGGTAGGCTAAGAATGTCATCCACGCGGCCTGCTTCTTGGAATCCAATGAACGATGGCTTTTTCTCCGTAACAAAATGAGAAATGTGTTCGAGAACATGTTTCCAAAATTCATACGGGGCCTTTGCGCGCGCAATAAATTTGTGCTCAGTTGGACGCGGCTGGGCGGTATACACATTGTCGGCGTAACGTCCTGCGCTGTTTGCCCAACTAATGTTGTAGGATGCGGTGGTAATCATTGTCTACTTTGAGCTTTTATTTTTGCGTACATCTGTGCCGGATTTTTGCAACACGTTTTCACTTCCGGTATGTCGAGTTGAATCCGCGTACCACGAATGCGCAATTAAGTGCACCTTTTTTGGTCAAGAAGCATGCGAACAAATTCCGTGTGTCCGTTCGAAGTTGCAGTTCACATCGTTCAAACGGCATCACGGGAGAGCATCAGTGTCATTTGCAGCTCCAGGAGCAAACGATTTTCGTTTGTTGCATCGCTTACAACAACACCTCTCTCAACGAACAAATTTCTCCCGAATTTAGCGCTTGATGAATTTCCTCCTCTTTCCAAATCAAAAAGCATACGAGCAATTTACACGCGATAACCGTTAGCCACACCGCATGTTCGATTAATGACAAACTTACATTGTTTTTGCAATTGTGTGTAAGATTATTAAAACCGAGCGCCACCGAGGGTGAGCATTGGCGATTTTCAGACACAGGATTGCGTTTTCATAATAATACATGTATTATTAAAACGTATTTTTTCACAAAAACAGAGCGAGGGTTTACTCTTCGTCGTATACACCGTTTTCGCTGACAGCAGAAACGTTGGTCATATAAACGTTGGTTGCTCCGTTAGCAGCTCCACTTGCAGCAGAAACATTGGCTCCACTTGCAGCAGAAACATTGGCTCCACTTGCAGCAGAAACATTGGCTCCACTGGCAGCAGAAACATTGGCTCCACTGGCAGCAGAAACTTTGGGTCCACTGGCAGCAGAAACTTTGGGTCCACTAGCAGCAGAAACTTTGGGTCCACTAGCAGCAGAAACTTTGGGTCCACTAGCAGCAGAAACTTTGGGTCCGCTTTTGCTTGAAGAAGACGACGACGAATAGGATAAACTATTCTTCCCAGAAGCTCCAGAAACCCCAGGCACAACAAGTGGCAAACGGATGGGCGCAGGAATCACTGCATTTTTAACGCGCGCATGCACTCTGGCATTGCGCGTTGCCCGTTTCTCCGCACGTTCCTTTTTCTTCAATTTCGCAGTTTTAGCACGCACAGCCCGTTTCACCACGGATGTATTGAACATGTCCCCCAGAATGTCGTTAATTTCGTCCGGATCCACAAATGGGCGATTGCTCGGTCCATACGGTTTCAGTACGCTGGGTTTGAAAATATTCGCCGTATTCCCGTATTGCACCATTCGCATTTTATCCACATTTGCAGGATTGTAGGCGTGGCGTCCGAGTGCGCGCAATTGTTGTTTAGTGAGTTGAATCTTCTTGAGCGGTTTCTTGAGAGTCTTTCGATTCAGCGTGTGGAGTACACCGGGACGACCAAAGTGTTTTGTGATTTTGCGAGCGGGTTCATGATTGAGCATCATGGGGTTGTTTTCGCTGCGTTTTTCATCCGTATTGTCGCTCTCTACGAGGGATTCCAATTCGGACCGTGAGGGTGCATAATTGCCCAATGACAGCAGATCTACATTCAAATTGACGAGTGCATGGCGAACAATAAAAATGGCCAAGACTTCCGTCAGTTTGGGAAATTTGACGGCTTTAATGGGCGTTAATTTGCCGGTAACACGATACCTGTGTGCCAAATACAGCACCTTGATTAATTTCGGGATTTGTTCCTTTGATTTGAGAAAGGCTTCAAAATTTGGCATTGTTGGTGGCAAGTCCTCTTCGCCGTTGTTCAACAAAAAATCCTCAATTTCAAGAAACAGCAATTGAAGAAGTGTTTCTTCATATTTTTCAATGTTTGTTACGGTGTTTGTTGCGTCCATTAATTCAATGGTTGACAGTCTGTATTTCATGACGTCGTTGTCATTCGCCGTAATATCAAGTCCGGGACTCATTCTCGATGCGGCGTTTTCGGCATTGAGGCCCTTAATTGTACAGCCCGTGTCCGTACATTCATCGATAACGGGTTTAACCACCGTATTGTGGATGTATGCGACAAAAGACTTGAACCGTCCAAACGCGGATGTCAATGCCATGATTCTCTATTGGGTGTTTCGATTTCGTTCGAATCGAATTCCTCAGGTTGGAGATGGCAGTTTTTCAGCCAAGTCGCCAAGAGTGTCGCCAAGAGTGGGTGGTATGTGTGTAAGAATCGCGTCTACAACCGTCTTAAAATTAGGATGCGAATGATAGTGTTTTTTTGCGTATTCCAAAGATGCAACTGCCGTTTGTGGTTGTTCATGAATCCAATACACATTGTTAAATTTACATGCAGAGTCAACAATTGTTTCGAATATATCAAACGGGGAAATCAATGATTGTTGAATCATAAACCGTATGCGTAATGTCGCATTTTGAATGCGCTGTTCTACAGTTTCCACAAATAACCAAGAATATAAATTTGTTTTCATTGAATGCGATATTTCTGTATTTGCATAGTCAATGATCTCATCCCGATTAATTTTAACATGTGCTTTAAGTAATTCAACAACATCATAATTAATTGTGCAAATCGCGTCAAGCAAATCGTTGTGTGTAAATGTGTGATACGCCATCAACAATCGAATCAATTTTACATCCGCATGTAAGCAAAGCCTCCCGGGTAAATGCAAGGGTTTAGAAACATGCGGGAGCAGTATTCTGACAATGTGCAAGTGCCCTTCAATGCATGCGATTTCGAATGGTCTAACTATTTTGAGTGATGTACCACATGATGCATCAATGATTGGCATGTTCAGGTCCGTGCGATGAAGAAGTAAACGAACAACACCCGCATGCCCGTTTTTACATGCGATATACAATGCAATGGGTGTGGGCTCGATGTGTGTCAGAAGTATTCGAACAATTTCGGTGCGCCCCATCGCACATGCACATTCGATGTGGGTTGTATCCAGTAAATTTCCTGCATCCACTAAATTTCTCGAAGGTTTTACGGTTTCCAGGAGCAGACGGACGATTTCCGTGTGTCCATTTTGGCATGCAACACGCATATTTTTTCTCGAAGGTTTTACGGTTTCCAGGAGCAGACGGACGATTTCCGTATGCCCTCCTTTACACGCTGCATGCAGGGCAGGAGCGACGGAACCACCAGGACCAAACATTAGTAACATGCGCACCAATTCAAACTCGCCGGCTCCCGCTGAAATCGTCAGCGCATTCGGGTATGCGGGATTAAAGTGAAATTTTGGTTGCAGAATCTGCAGTGTTTTTAGGGGCGAAATCCACGTATTTTGACATTTGTAAGCACCTCCCTGCAGCGCGTTATCCAACTGCACAGCTTCCATTTCAAGACCTTCAATTGCGCGTGCATATTCACGGGCTGCGAACTCTTTGTAGTCGTTGACAGTAACGGCAAAGAGAGTATGGGCCATTTCCATCGCAGAATACACAATTTGAGCTCGATTACGGAGCACAGCGTCTCGCGTATATGCGGACAAACGGTTGTTTCGGAGCAACATGGATGTTAGGTCGCGATGAAGCATGTGATGAAGTATGTGATGACGCATGTGATGACGCATGTGATGAAGTATGTGATGACGCATGTGAGGATTAAACAGTAAAAAATGATACTGTATTTGGGTTCTATAGTTTGCATCCATTATGCTCAATCGACAAAAATGTGTTCATTGTCATTTTTTGTCAGTTGACATCACGCGTTGTGCCGATGTTTCCGCTTGTCAGATTTCAGCAGCTATCAGCGCTGTAATACCCAAATACCCCAAATACCCCAGCCGCTATCGTAAACGGCCATCGTCGGCGCATTGCGCTGTTTAACACAGCAACCCACCGCCGTTTGTCTGCCGCCATTGAATCCACCCAAACGGGTCCCTTCATCGTTCGTTGTTCAATTCTGAGAGTACTCGAACGCTCTGGTGACAAATTTTTGGATTTGATTCCAAATGACTCAAACAATATATTGCGTTCTTCATTCTCGGGCATCCATGAGATTGTCCACCCGTCTCTAAACAAACCATCATTGCCCGAATTAAAGTGTGTGTGTAACACTGAACCGTTTGCATCGCGAGTTGCGCGCATTCCTGGCGCGCATAGATGTGGTGACAAACTATAAATTTCAAGTATTTCGACGTCGGATGGCCGATGCGCGCACGCATTTTCTGCTTGCCAAATGCTGGTGAAAACACTACAAAGAGCATACATGCCCACTAATCCGCTAAAAACAACGCCCATCTATCATCGTGGCCGCGGAAAATGTGGTGTCAATTTTTGGGACAACGAAAACATGTGAATATTAATGCATCCGTCGTCGCGAGTGATGTTTTGTGTTGACGATGAAAACACACAATCAATCCATTAAATGCGTCATAGCAAAAAAACGCAGCTGTCACAATTAAACGTCGTCTCATTGCGCTTTTTACCGCCATCGAATCCACCCTTTACCGTTTGTTGTTCAATCCCATGGATCCCGTTCCGCCGCCCAATGTGTTCAGTCTAACTGCTGGAAGAGAGGCGGAGCGGGAACAATGGTTCAAAAATCGCTCTGTTTGAACGACCCGAATGAAAGGTTGCAAACAATGCAAACGCGTTTATCAGACATCCATTTCACATGTTGATTCTCAAAGTGCAAAACGTCCCTTTTGAAAATGTTCGCATCGCGAGCAATCCACGACTAAATGAACTCAATCGGCTGTTTTCGACCACGTGTTTGCCGCCTCATTTTTCGCCACACATACACGACCTCACCCCGTGGTGCATTGTTTAAAACTCCAACACGCGCCCCCACAGGATGCCGATTGTGTACGGGCAAAACAATCGTTCGTGTCACACGCGGCAGCAAGTCGCGTACTGCATCGTACATTTCAGACGGCATATTAAGTGCCATGTGACCCCCAACCTCCAATCCAGCCCACGCCGCTGCCACTACAGGTCGAAAAAACACATCCAAAAACCCCTGTTTTGAGCCATATTCAGGCATTTTTTCATATTCCTCCAGTCGGAAATACGGTGGGCTGGTCATCACAAGGTCGTAGCGATGCCGTGAGAAATCGAACGTTTCCGACGGTTGAAAGTACATGTTCACAGACGCCGTTGGTTCCAATGCTGCCACCATGCGTTCGTATGCCGGCCGTAATCGCGTATTCGCATCGATACCAATGTAGGGAATTCCAAGTGCCATGGCAGCCAAACAGCGTCCACCCCATCCTGCGCTAAAATCCAAAATGCCAACGGTTGGTTTCAGGATGCAATACAAGTGCTTTGCTGAAAGTGGTCGAAATTGATTAATTGTTCCGTAATACAGTTGAAATACGGAATATTGGCGCACCAACAATTCTTGCGCCGTGAGTGTTGCAATATCAACTTGCTTGTATTGAGCCACGAGATCCGTTAGTCGCCGCACAATGGCGGGGTCCCGTAGCGCTTCCACGAACGAAATGTGCCGCTTGGTTTTGGCACGAAGGCGGTGGTGCAAAAAGAAGTGATCGAGTGCAGGAATACCGATGCGCGATAGAGTTAGTGCGTTTGAACACGGTGCGGCTTTCAAATCTGCGTATGCTGCCCGTGCATCCCGGATGGTTGTGTTGGGACGCAGTTGACGCGCTAATTCCATTTCCTCTATGGGTATGTGTGATTTTTATCCGAAGAAAACCGATGTTCATTCATAGAGAATGAACGCCGCGACTGCCGCTCTGGCATTGGATGCAAAATTGGAACGCGTTCACGGTCTGTCTGCCCGAATTGACAATACAATGGTGATGAACGCAGACACACATGCTGAAATTCGTCAGTTTACGCTGAAATTAATTCAAAAATTGGAAACGGAACGTGCCCGACTTGACACGGAATGGAATTCGCCCAAGTTAAGATTGCCGTTTAAGACATTTGCTGACAACTGGATTGAAAACCTGGACCGGCTTGTGTCCGTCATTGAATCTGGAACTCCGATTTCCGCAGAAAATATTCGTGCACTCTCGGCGCGACGGGTCGGCTCGCTTCGAAATGTTACGGAGAAATCGGAGATTGCAGAATATCTTTTGTTTGCACCAGATTTTAGTGAGGTTGTAAAGCGAATGATCGATTATGGGAACGACTTTAGACAACTTGGGACTGAGGGAGACGAAGAAATCCTGTATGCAATTCTGGACAAACTATTTAGCGAAAACGCTGCTGGAAGACTTTCGGATAACAACGTTGTGATTGCATTTACACAAATAATTTGTGGAGCAATTGTTGGTGAACATCGTGCTTTAGTTTTGAAATTGTTAAATGATGACCGATTTACTCCGAATAAATTGCAGATGACAACCCTAATTCGATATGCGCAAACATACGACAGATCGAGGGTCCTGAAATTATTAATCAAGCACCCCAAACGTAGGTTAAGTGGTTTGAGTCCATTGGAAATTGTCGGGTTAACTGGTTTGAGTCTATATGAAATTAATAAATTTACGGGTGGCACTCGTCGCCGCTGCGCTCGTCGTCACAGGAAATCTCGGATGCGTCGTGGGTTCAACACATCGAAGGAGGATGTGTGAAAACTTGTCGTGTTGGGTCCTTGAATCGTTATCTCTCGTGGTTCGTGTAAAACGCTACACGTTTCAGCCAAAATCTCGCATTCGCTCGGTTTTATAAACTTGTCAATTTTTGCAACACTTTAGTGAAAATTTGACAAATTTAAATCTTTTTCAGCGTTCCCTCACATATTGTGGACGAACAACGTGAACGGTAAATGCACGCTTCTTTACGATTTGTCTACATCGTTTAATTTCAGCGGAGCATCACGCATAACATTTGTAAAACGCTGCGTTCAAAATCTCGCATTCGCTCGGTTTTGTAAAATATCAATCCCGAGTTTACGTATCTTTACATGTATCACAAGAACCACTTCATCCAAAAGTGCGTCTCTCGGACGTGTGAAGGTCTCTAACTCTGTAAATTTCAAATCTTTCCGAATTCACCGACACTGGCAACCCTTCTTTTTTCACCAGAAACTGCGTATGAATTTTGTACGTTATGTCGGGTGAAGTCTATACAAGTCGTCGAGGAAACGGGTGTTGCACCACACAATCATCTGTTTTTTTTGTCAGAATAGCTAATTGCATTTTCTATATTCGTTTGCGTGTTTTTCGCATCAATTCTTTACTGACAAAAATCACATAACATTGCAATGTAAAGCAACATCAATGCAGTAATCCACAAAACGTTTATTTCGTGAACCCGCGCTCTTCCAAGATTTCACGCACACTCGACAGTGCATTGACACCCCGTTTGAGCCTGTAGGTGTATTCGAGTTTACCATCGTCTTTACGCGTTGCATCCATGCACATCGCTTGAACACGGTCTTTGTATCGTGTGGGCAATTCCAAATAATGCGTTGACACCACGCTGAAAACGGTTGTCGATGTGTACAATTCGTCCAAAAAGATTTGAGCAGCTTCAACCCCGTCGTGCGCGTTGGTTCCATGGAAGATTTCATCCATCATGACAAATGTCTTAGTTTTTGCCGTAGTCGCCGATTGCACTTCTTTGGCGAAATCGATTTCAGCCTCAAATAAACTTTTGGATCCCAGAACTCCAACGGGTTCCAAGGACGACAAAAATGTCGAAAACACCGGCAAACGCGCCTTGCGCGCAAAAACAATGCCAAACGTTTGGGACATAAGAACCGCCGTACCCAACGCTCGCAAAAACGTGCTCTTACCGCCCCGATTTGGCCCCGTAAGAAGAATGTGTTTGTCCAACTCCACCGAATTGTACACAGTTGTGCCAGGAATCCACAGATCCGTTAATGAAAAATCGGACTCTGACTCGGACTCAGAATAATCGGGAAACGCTGTCCGTTTGAGACTCGCCAACGTTAAAAGCCCATCCACTTCTCCCGCAATACGCAATTGCAATTCAACGAGATGCGGCGAATTCCATGCTTGACCAAACGCGCCCAACGTCGACTCGGACCAACGAGGAATTTGCCCCAGAAGCTCCGTAAGCCCCAGAGTGGTACACAAAGACCGCAGCGCAGACGCAGACTGTTGAAGTGCAGTTGCACGTCGCCGCATATCGGCAACAATTCCACGCAATGCACGTGAACTGGTCCATTGCGACCACGCTCCGCCAATTAACATTGCCAAACCGATGCCCATGTGCACAATTTGTTCACCGACCTCAAAAACGCCGCCGCGCCCCGCAAATCGTGGTTTACCAATGGGTGTTGCATGTGCCAAAGATTTAGACAACACGTTAATATAAATTTCAGGGTTCATGGGCGTCTGTAGGATCGCTGCGGCGCACAACGGGCTCAGCAACAGAATGAATGGAATGAGCAAAAGGAGAATGGGCTGAAGAATTGCTTTAAGAAATACGATACCATCCGTTAGCCACCCTATTTCATTTAAATCTGATGTCCAATTTGTCCACATGATTTGCGAATAATACTCGGAATTGCGACTATCCGCATGAATATTCGCAAGGGATTTGACATCTGCTTCTGTTTCAGCCAACACGGAATGCTGAGTTGGCTGAGTTGGCTGAGTTGGTTGAGTTGCTCGAATTGAACGAATTGAACGAATTTGTGCTTGACGTTCGCGTAAAACGGTCGTGTCTGTTGTTGGTGACATTAAGCGAGCAAGTAGCCACTCTTCACCGCCTCGTGTTTGAGGCTGTAAGGATTTAACCAACGCGCCGAGTTTAAGGTCGTGCTGAACAGTTTCGCCGATATTCATTCTTCTTTCATCAAAGAGTTTGCAGAAAATGATTGCACGCGCCCCCAAAATTGACGACCTCCAAATGAATTGAACATTAAGTGGATGGCTTCTAATCTAAACACTCAATCACCATGTTCGGACATGAGCGCAACGCTTATTGCTGCGCTCGAGCGTATGCGTAAGTCGTCACTTCCTGTTCCGGAGGATATCAAGGCGCGTATTGCCGCGATACGAATTCCAACGGATGGAATGCGACGCATGGATGGTTTTCGGGGTGGTCGTGGTGGTCGTGGTGGTGCATATCGTGGCGGTGGTGCATATCGTGGAGCTGAAAGCGGTGGTGCATATCGTGGAGCTGAAAGCGGTGGTGCATATCGTGGCGGTGGAAGTTGTGGTGCATATCGTGGCGGTGGAAGTTGTGGTGCATATCGTGGCGCTGAAAGTGGTGCTGGAAGTGGTGGTGGAAGTGCTGGTGGAAGTGCTGGTGGAAGTGCTGGTGGAAGTGCTGGTGGAAGTTATCGTGGTCGTGGTGGTCGTGGCACCGGGCCGCGCTTTGGAAACAAAGCGCGCAAAGACGCTACGACGGACGAACGAATGATGGATCGAATTCGTGAAAAAATGAACAAATTCAGCGTATTAACATACGACCCAACAAAGGCGTGGTTGTCGCAATTGCTAAATAGCGGTGAAACCGAATTTCTTACGGGTTTTATCACACTTGTGTTTGAAAAGGCTGCATCGGAACCGGCATTCTGTGCCCTGTATGCGCGTCTGATTAGCGAATTGCGCGCGGGATTTTCACATCTTGACACCGAACTTCGGCGCATTTTCGGTCAATTTATGCCAATGTTTGAGTCGGCTGCGTCCGAACCCGATGTAGGTACCGAACAATATGCTGAATTCGTGGCACTACGAGAGCGACGCCGTTACAGGCGGGGGTATGCGGCATTCATTGGTGAAGTCGCAACTCAAGGTGTTCTCACAAAAGATGATGTTCTTCAAACGTGTTCCAAGATTATGGATGGTCTCGACACGGCCAAGGCTTCGGGACATGGGGCGTTGTGTGAGGAATTCGCGGATTGTCTTACGAGCTTGATTCGTGCATGCTCGAAAGAGCTCTTGAACCCTGCCGTGCTGGTTCCTCGTATGCGTTTTCTCAGCGAGCGCAAAGAAGGGTTTCCAAACAAAGCGCGCTTTGCACTCATGGATGTCATCGATATTCTTGACAAACTCTAATGGGGGATACGCCGATATTTTTGTCGATATAAAAATTGACCGCCCTACGCACGACAAAGACACGTGTAATGTTTGCACAAATTACATCGCTCTTGGAACATGTCGCCGAACTTGATGTACAATTGATTGATTCACCGTATCGTGATGTAGCGGATGTAGCGTTAGCCAACGCCAAAGCGGCATTGGAAACGAAATTGGTAGATCCGGATACATGTGTCGAATTCGAAGCTCCAATCAAAACGCTCGAATGGTTGGTGAAATTTCCAACAATGTCATTGACATTGGACACATTTAAACACTATATCAGACATGCGCCTGATGCGGAATTGATTCGGCTGTTTCTGTTACTAACAGATATTGACCCATCGGCAAACAACAATGATGCAATACGCACGGCAAGTGCAATCGGACATGTGGATGTGGTCCGTGTGCTCTTGGCGGATGAGCGTGTGGACCCGTCTGCAAACGACAATCATGCATTCTGTTATGCGAGTCAAAACGGTCATGCGGATGTGGTCCGTGTGCTCTTGGCAAATGCACGTGTAGACCCGTCTGCAAACCGCAATTATGCGTTACGTTATGCGAGTTCAAACGGCCATGTGGATGTTGTCCGTGTGCTCTTGGCGGATGGGCGTGTGGACCCGTTGATTTACGACAATTGCGCAATCCGCTGTGCAAGTGAGAATGGGCATGTGGAAATGGTCAAACTACTCCTTCCCCGTATGGACCCGTCAGCACGTGACAATGACGCGATTCGCGTTGCAAGTGAAAACGGTCACGTGGATGTGGTTCGTGTGCTCTTGGCAGATCCACGTGTCAACCCGTCAGCAGCCCACAATGACGCGATTCGCTTGGCAAGTGCAAACGACGAACCAGATGTGGTCCGTGTGCTCTTGGCGGACCCCCGTGTGAACCCGTCTGCAGCTGACAATGACGCAATTCGCCGTGCAAGCACATACGGATTAGTGGAAATTGTCGAACTTCTACTTGCGGACCCACGTGTAGACCCGACTGCGTCCAACAATGACGCGATTCGCTCGGCAAGCACATATGGTCATGCAGATGTGGTTCGTGTGCTCTTGGCGGATCCACGTGTCGACCCAACAGCAGCCGACAATTACGCGATTCGCGTTGCAAGCGCACACGGTCGTGCAGATGTGGTTCGTGTGCTCTTGGCGGATCCACGTGTCGACCCAACAGCAGCCGACAATTACGCGATTCGTCATGCAGAAAACGCGGATGTAGTAAAGCTGTTGCTTGCGGATCGGAGATGCAAGTGTGCAAATTTGCAAAACTTTGATTGGATGCATCGCAAAGTGATGTTTCTCATGAATCCACAATAGCCGCAAACACTTGAAATTTTGGCCGGGAAAAACCTATTCGTCATCATTGTCCGTTTAACACCTCTTCAACTGCGCGCTCAACGGGTTCAAGCATCTCTTACTGAACTTCCATCGTTTATTGTGGCAATTGAACAAAAACCGTACCCGTCGCTTCACGAATTTGTGGAGGCAACAGCGAATACTGTGACACTTGGATTATCGATGTGCAGCAGGCGCAACAACCGATGCAACAACCGATGCAACAACCGATTCACTCAAACTCCTTCAAATGATCGCAAGAATTTCCAACCCATTAACGAAAAAACGCTTACAGACGCAATTTTCGACAATGATGCAACAATCCATGCGGGCATTAAATTATCGCTACATGAACCATTGTTAAAACATTCAGCTGAACGGGGAAATTATCCGTTTGTTTCTCCCTGAACTTATGCCTGAAAATCTTATCGAACCTTTTCAGTGGGCTATTTATGCGTTACGAACAGATGTTTGTTTCTTGAGGACCCCTTTTCAAACGACAATGAGGCAACACTTTTATCGGTTTCGGGCGATGTTTCATCCTGTTTACAACTGTTGGTCTCACGTTTGCCCGTTGGGGCTGTTTATGACATATTTGAACGCGCGTTGATACCGTTAACAAGTTGCTGCCGTTTATGTCGCCGGATTCCATTGCAGGTAATTGATATCTTGCGCCGTCGCGTGCCGTTGATAATTATTCCGTAGAGCTCGCCGCAACTCTTGCGGATAGAGATGAGCGCGTCCTTTCAAAACAATTGGTTGTTTAAGACATGCTGCACACGGTTAGACATCTATTGCCGTGGCGAAAATTCTTCTTGGTGAATTACCCAGATTCGTCGTTCTACAAGACTGTTAAGGATGTTTGTAATGCTACCGCGGATTTACACGGCAGAACGCAATGTATGATATCCTTATACTGCGAATGAGATTCTTGACAAGATTTTTAAGTCTAAACGGTAAAATCCATGTTTGTTCTCGATTTTTTTTTAAAAACCTCGTCGGCGCTCGGTTTTAAACATCGCCAATGCTCTTCAAAAACCTCGTCGGCGCTCGGTTTTAAACATCGCCAATGCTCTTCAAAAACCTCGCTGGCGCTCGGTTTTAAAGACGTTCAAATCCATTCTGAACAAATGAAGTTTAGCCGTGAAGCATTGAGATCAAGAATGCCACCCATTCCAACAGAAGAAGAACGACTTCGAGCAGAAGAAGAACGACTTCGAGCAGAAATTATTTCCGAAACACAGGATTGGTTTACTGCTGTCAACCACGCTGTTCATGCACGTGAGTATTTTGTAGAAATTGATGTAACCGACGTCAAACGATGTCAACTCGATTTGTTTATCAAGATGTTAGCATATCTTACGGAACAATGTGATGGATGCAAAATCACCGAAGGAACTCGAATCAAATATTTGAGCGAGATTTTTCGAGATGATGATTATATGATCACACAAGATATAATTCGCGTGGATTGGTCTTGAAACCCCGCCGCCGTTCAACAATTCGTTCTGCTCAGATGCTGCAATTTTTGCTTCAATGCTTGCAGCTTCAATTCGTGCTGTAACAAAACGGCCCGTAATTTTGCCACCTCAATTTTATTACAAAACCGAGCAAATGCGAGGTTTTGATTGAAGAGCGCAGCGTTTATACAATTCACCTTTAATCACGGGTTTTACGAGTAATGTGGCCAAAACAGGTGTCAGCGTAAGAATGTAATAGATTCAAACACGTGAAATATTCGAAATGTTGACCGGTTGCAAATGTTTTTGTCTCCAAGGGCAAAAAAATGACACACACCCTCTAACTAAAATCTCATGATGGCTCAGGAAGGTTTTATGGGATATTTGTATTCTATTACCAGTGACCATGCAAATGCGGATGGTCAACGCAAATTAGGATGTACACTTCATCCGGTACATCGCATGCAAACATACAATACAGGTGACCCACCAGGAATCGGAGCCGATAAACGTTATGAGGGACTGTGGCTCGTGTTGGCGCCCTCGCCAATGGGGTCTTCAAATTTACGAACATTTGAAAAAATACTTCACACTGAATTTCACTCTTCGCGTCAGATTCGTGACAGTGGCAACTTAACAGAATGGTTTCGAATTCCGTTTGAAACAGTTCGCGATTTCTTGTGTAAACAAGAGTTTATAATTCGCATGTTAAGTGTGGATGAGGTGGAGATAATTAACACACAATCACAACAACCAACAACACTTGACGAAATGGCCATTGCGGAAGACGCACTCATGCGTGAACAGCAGTTGGATGCGTTAGCTTCATCACTAAAATCCGATTTTTTCAAAACGTTTTTATCACCCGATTGCGAGCCCCGTAGTATACAAACCGACCTGTGGAATATTGTTGAGAGACGTCTTGTGGCTTCTGCACCAATTATTGGTTTGGTTCAATGGGCAACCGGAGTTGGTAAGACTATTGGTCTGTTGATATTGATTGTACTTGCGGCTGATCACTGGAAACGGACGGGGCGTGTTTATCGCGGGTTACTTGTTGCACCTACCAACGATATCTTTGAAACATTGATGATTCATTTTCGCAAACTGTCCCGATGGGGAATTATTGTGTGCGAGGGGTATAATTCTCGTATGTCGTCGCTTCACATTCCCCGCGACTGTCCCGTGCTAGTGCTAGTTACGCACGCATCTTTAACGGATGCTGCTGTTTGGGAACGGCTGCCACATATGACGCATGTTCATTATGATGAAGCACACCGAATAACGGGTGAAATGTTTAATGCACAACTCAACAAATTTCTACAAGTGTGGAGTACATCCGTATTGACAGGAACGTCTGCAACGCCTGAAACATGCTCTGCATCTCAGCGTGAGAAACTTGCTGCAATGTTTGGTTCGCCTCTGCAGCGACTCAGTGTGTGTGATGTGGAAATGGCGGTGCGCGAAGGGTGGATTGCAAAGCCGCGATTTAGGGTACACATTGTCCCGGCTGGAATGAGTCGTCGGGAGCTACTGAAAACGGTTGTGCAGATTGTCGACCAAGACATACGGTGTAAGCGAGAGTTGGGTTGTTGGCAAGGCGGGAAATTGATTGTATATCTCCCATCGCGTGAATTTGTGCGTGTTGCGCTTGATTTAGCTGTTGAATTTGGGATTTGCAATCTCTTTACAGCCGTGGACGGACCCCGCCACGAATCCGTTCAAGATGACGAGGCGTTTGTCTCGGCTCCTGCGGATGGAGTTCCGCGAATTCTGTTTGCATGTGAGCGGTATCGCGAAGGTGCGGATATTCGCGGACTCGAAATGACCGAATTTCTCATGGGAAATACCGTTGCTGCAAATACCCTTATTCAGGTTGCTGGTCGAGCATTGCGCAATGATTATGCTGGTAAAGAGGGGTGGTGTACCGTTATACGCGAATGTGAAGAAGGTGTTACGGAGGATGATGTGTTGGAACAGATTGTTCTGGATGTGCTGGAGTTGGTGGGTGGCGGAGGCGGCGGCCTTACCCGCAGGGCGATTCGCGCTACGGTGGAACAATATTTCGGACCTGTGACTATGAATGGGCGCACGTATGATGTGGATGAAACGGTTGAGCGCATACAGGCGTTGTTTGTACGGCGCGCACTTGAACGCTCATCAACATCTCGCGAAAAATTTGCAATTGTTCGCGAATTGAATCGGGAGATGGGGCTAATGTCCAAGGATGCGTACATTGCAAGTCGCGACACCCATTTGAAATGGATTGCGGACCCTCAAATGCATTTTCGCGAGAATTGGACGTGTTGGTTGGATTTTCTGGGGGCGGATACATCGCGTTTTCCACGCACGAAGTCGGAATGGATTCGTGTATGTAAAGAGCGGGGCGTCGGATTGCGGGAATGGAATCTGGAGGAATACAAAGCAGCGGGTGGCGGTGTAGACTTGCCACTCAAACCAGTTGAAATGTATCCCGATTACGGGAACTGGGACCAGGAGATGGGGCGGGAGGTGGAGGAAAATTGATTAAATTGTGCGTCTAAAATTCTAATGTGACTATCATTAATTCATTCTTAAACTAACGCAAATCGTCGCGGGGCCGCGTTCCATCGCCAACGAGACATTCAGTAAACTTTTGCAATGTGAAGTGTGTATCGTATGCGCGCTGAAGCTGAATAAACATTTCTTTAATAAATTGTTTTGATTCATCCGTATTTTGAATTTGTGCTTTATAAATTTCGAATGCCTGTTGAAATAATTTTGACAGTTCTTCATTGCGTTCCGGATCATCAAATTGAATCAACCCTTCGCCGCTGAACCAAAATGCGCTCTCTAATAAAAAATTAAGTTTTCGGGTTTTATCGAAACACCAAAATAATGCTTGCAACCGATAAATTGGTTCTTCAGGAAGTTGTGATAAAAATGGTTTAAAAATGATGTGTGTAGATGCCATGCGATCTTCAACTCTATTCAATGAATCACGAATTTCATCTCGCTGTTCATCCGTAAGTATGTTTGCTATAATCGCGCTCATCTTATGATATAATAAATTTACAACACTTTAAACCGATGTTGCACCAGGAATCGTGCGGCGAATCGCATCCTGTGCTTTTGCGTTGTATTCCGCAATCTTTGAGTGCTTACGGCGAATTTCGTCAAAGTGGGGCTGGAGGGTTTCTTGGTCGGCGAGTGATGGTATCCTAATGTTAATTTCCTTTAAATTTCCAATCGTTAAGAGCGGCTGCGCTGTTTTTTCAACAATATTGTCAATTTCCCATTGTTCATTTTTAAGAATAAAGTACAACATATCATCTGATGCAATACGTTCATTATTCTTTCTACTTGGTATCACAGCATTTGGCGTTACCCATGTTTTGGTAACATATCTTGACACGTGGCCTGCTGTTCCGCGCTGTGAAACAATTGGAATATATTCTGAATGCGTTGAAACATTATGATATCCCATTGGAGATATCCCTCCCCCAATCACCGGAATCTTTCCTTCAATAATTCCAGACTTTTCTAACTTTTTTCCAGTTTTAATTTCGCACACCTCCCCCAACTTCACCCGTTCCTTCCCGCGCCCCATATCCTTGACCAAGTATTGAACCTGTCGCTCCAACTGTTTCAGCGAGGTTTCCTCCATGTGCGCAAGGGTTGTCCATCCGTCAATCTCCTCGACAATTTCGCGCTGGCGGTCGAGGGAGGGAAGGGGGATTAAAATATTACGTAAATCTTCCTGGCTTATGACACCAAGGCCGGTTGTAAACTTAGCCAAGTCAGTAATTTTTGCCTTAATTGTGTTTAACACACAATATACGTATTTTAAATCAAATGTATCATTTTTCTTATGAAGTGCAACATTATGAGAAGTTCCTGCTGATTTTCCTCTAACAAAGAATACTTTCCCCAATCCAACACTATCGCCATAATTACCCAATCCACTTCCACCATCTTTTATCATTATTATATATTCGTCCCCATCGAAACAGAACTCTTTACATGTACCGTCTGGTTGGTGTGCTTTACCGCTGAAAAATGGATAAGAGCCTGGATTTTCTTTTGAAAATGTAGTTGTGAACTTTCCACCAGCAATGGTAACCAACTCCCCCAACCGCACCATCTCAAATCCCTCTATCGCCTCTGCCGTCTGCGCCAAATACTGTTTATAATTGAGCGTGTAGTGTTTAACGCGCAATTCCTCAAGAGTCGCCGTCACTAACACTGTCTCATCCATGTCCACAAACACCACACGTTCCGTAGGTCCAACGCCGCGTTGAAACACCATCATGGATGTCTTGGTCCCCGTATTTGCAAACGAACCTGATGCAATATCGACCACCGTCAGAATCTTGTATTCTTCCGCCAACTTCTTACGGAGTTCAACGCATTTCTTGGACGCCCCAAAGAAGAATCCTTGCGGAAGCACAATCGAGCAGACGCCACCATCCGCTGCGAGCGTGGCCATGGCAAGTTGAAGACCCGCCGACACCTTGTCATCATCCTCAATTCCAATCGTTTGAATATCTGCATTTACACTAAACACGGTAGTTACGCTCTTACCATCTCCCTTAATTTTCTTGGAATATGTAAATTTGTACTCTTTTCCCTTGGTTTTGTCGCCGCCATACGGGGGGTTCATAAAACAATAGTCCACTCCGAGGCCTGGAAAGGGAGCATCCGCACCCAACGTGATTGAATCCGTAAACGAGTTTACAGCGCCTCGAATGTTTTTATTGCTAAACGGAATTCCCGTCTGTATGAGCAAGTTTAAAAGTGTAGTCGTCACACTGCTCGTGCTCATATCTTGGCAATAAATGGAGGATGCGTCCTTTGTCCAATCCACATCAGGAACGTTTGAATTTACACCCTTAACAAACGCCGTTGGAAATCCGCCCGTTCCACAGAACCAGTCTGCAAATGTACAGAGAGACCCGTCAGCGCGACGCAATGTTTTCTTTGCCTCAAATGCCAATTTAAACGCCAATGCACAAATCTTGCGATTCGTAAAGTATTGACCCTCGTCTGCCATTGTACTCATTCCACGACCCAGCATGTATTCGAAAATGTCACCGAGGACATCCGTGTCATGCAGTGCTTTCGTGGTAATGCGACCAATGTGCCGAACAATATCGTGGAGCACATCCGCTTTTTGAATTTCAAGTGGCTTGAAAAACATTTTTGTAACGGGTTTTGTGCGGAATTGATTTACACCCTTCTTGAGTGCTTCAAATACATCATTGTTGTCGGTAAGAGACGCAACATAAGACCAACGACATTCTTGCGGAAGGCTAAATGTGTCCACATGGGGCTCAATCATGCGATACGCAAAGAACAGCATCATGTGTTCCATGGCCTTTTCGGGACTCAGTCCTGCTTTATTCCAAAGAAGGTTGTGTAGACCTTCGAAAAATGCCTGTTTAGATTCTTCTTCGCGTGTCACCTCGCCTGGAGGGAGGGCAGCAAGAACAGCTTCCGTTGCAGCTTCTTTTGCGGCTTCCTTTACAGCTTCGAGAATTGTGGTCGTCAGGGCTGTTCTGGCAGCACAGGGTTTTTTGCGGGCCATGTGTGTAGCAAGACCACTCTTTTGTTTAAAAATGTGTGCGCAAATTGTGCATGTGTAATTTGGCATCGAACGAATTATCTACCGGGGAAAACATTTTCGGGTCGGTCATCTTTTTACCAAGCCTTGGTTAAATTTGGTGTTTCACAAAGCGCATCGATTTGTTTACATGCATACGCACATAAAACGAATTTTTAACACAATATAGTGTTGAAATGCAACGTTTTTCCGTCTGAAGAAGATTTGTCCGCGATTTCAGGGTCAAACAATGGTATTTTTTCTTTAAATTCGGTTGATTCCAATTTGGGCAAAAAGTACAGGCAAAAAAGTATCTGGTCATATGGATGTGGTGGAACTGCTACGTAGGCAAAATTAGCTCTTAATGATTAGAAAAAAACCTCGGGTTCCTAATCGAAGTTTCCTTAAACTTTCAGAGCTCCTGTTTTACAATTTACAGACAATAAGGGCGCCGAGATCTGTTCCTGGAAATTGAAGGAACAGGAGGAACAGATGCCCAGGAACAGCCGTTGGTGTCTCTAATATGATGCTGCAGAGAGCAGGTAATTAAGCGACCCCAGAACAGCTGTTTTAATTTGTAGTTCATTTCAACATAGTTTTGAGATTTGTTTGGTCGATTAACATACTGGAATTCGCGTAACTTTAGCTTAAGACCCCCTGGCATTTATTCAGCACTACTCTAATAGACAACCCGGAACAGCTGTACTTTTCAATGACATTTTTGTACTGTTCCGGTTTGCCTTACAGACAATCGTGTTTACAAACCTCCCCAAGCAACTCATGCATCCGCATCTTTGTCTTTTTTGTACGTGGGTTGGTCCGTGATCCGTATGCCACAATATTCGACGGGATGTGCAGCAAAATCCGTGAATTCGTAGATGTCAATTTCTTCGGCGCGTTTGAGCAGCCATCCGAAATTGTTCCAAAAGGTCGGCGTGTGCCCGACATCTGCGGTTCCAATATGCGCAAGCTCGTGCAATGCAACGAATGTCAACACGTTTTCATCGACGAGCTCTTCGCTTTCATTGCGCTGCCGCAAACACATGTGTACGCGCTCACCTTTGTTGACAGAATAGCTGGTATAACTCGCGTCGGGTGTGGATTCGGTGAACCGACTCGGGTCTGCATCAAAATTCCGGACCATCTGTTTGACAAACGGTTTCTCTGGGTGTGTCTGTTTGAGATCGCGCATGAGGCGAAGAAGCTTGCCCCGTGTGCGCGCGAGTCTGTCTGCCGCGTCTTGACGGTCGGGTAGATTGCGAACAATATACGTTTGATTATCGACGGTGCTTGTTACGGATGACATTTCGTGAATTGTCCGTTTGTACGCCATGGCCGCCATGCCGGCGCCGAGGACTCCAATGACGAGTGCGTATGGGCTCGTGGGATTCATTTTCTTCTTGTTGGTTTGGATTTATCGCTGCCATGAATAGAATGAACGCAATCAAAGATCGAATTCATCGTATTACCGCTGCAGCGGAAGAGCTCGATGCTGTAATTGTCCCCGAAGTACCCGAGTGGTTTCATGAATCCGCGATCAGGAAGATCCGCAACATTCGTCAACTTTTTGAAACTGAACTGGTGCGCCTGGATTCCAAATTGGAAGCGGAACTTAATCGGGCACCAAATCGGGCGCCAAATGCATCAAACCTTCTCGACATAGACGCGCTAAGGACAGAAATTCAATACTTAGCAAATGATGTGCGCATTTTGGAGGAAAAAGCGAAGGCGGAATTCACACAAGAAGATTTTAAAATGGCGTTTAATAATCCCGGTCTTGTACACCTATTGCTCGCAAATCCACGAATTAACCCGAATGATAAAGATTTGTGGATGAAAGCAATCGAAAAAGGGCAAACAGAAGTCGTCCGTCTGTTGCTCCCGCGAATTTCTCCTGCTGCAGGAAATAATGCGATTAAGGTTGCAAGCCTAATGGGGCATACTGAAATAGTCCGTATGTTACTTGCGGATCCGCGACTCGACCCCTCTGTAAGTGAAAATTATGCATTTACGAGAGCATGTACACATGGGCATACTGAAGTTGTCCGTTTGTTGCTCGCGGACTCACGCGTTGATCCAGCTGTAGACGGAAATGACGCGATTGGGCAAGCATGTAGACATGGGCGTACTGAAGTTGTCCGTTTATTGCTCGCGGACTCACGCGTAGATCCAGCAGACGAAGAGAATTTTGCGATTGGGGGAAGCATGTCAAAGTGGACAAACTGAAATCGTTCGTCTATTGCTCGCAGACCGACGAGTTGATCCATCAGACGCAGAGAATTTTGCGTTAAAACAAGCATGTGCAAAGGGGTTTATTGAAATAGTTCGTTTGTTGCTCCCACGAGTTGATCCAGCTGCAGAAGAAAATATGGCGATTGGGGAAGCATGTAAAAATGGGCATACTGAAGTCGTTCGTCTGTTGCTCGCAGACCCACGAGTTGATCCAGCTGCAGACGGAAATAACGCGATTTGGCAAGCATGTAGACATGGGCGTACTGAAATCGTCCGTTTGTTGCTCGCGGACCCGCGTGTCGTCGCGGATGACTTGAGCGCTGCGATAGATTATGCAGCAACGGAAGAAATTACAGAAATGATACGCGCGGCGGAGGCGATGGCGGGAGGTACTCGCTCCAAGACCAAACGGGCACGCCAATCCAAGACCAAACGGGCACGCCAATTGATGACTACACGGATGACCAAACGGATGCAAACACGCAAAACCAAACGGGTGCCAAAAAGCCGGCGCACCCTCACCGTGAAAAAGCGACACACGCGCACGCACAACCAAACACTGTAAACGTAAGCGGCAGTCGTCTGGCTAACCTGGCGTTCAACATGATTTTCGCACGATTTGTCCCAATTGTGCGTGATTTATAATCTGCAAACAGCGGTTTCGCGGGAGTGCGAACAAGTGTTACTGGAAATTGCACTTTTAGTATAAAAGGATGTCGCTGAATTATTCCCGTTAAATCCGACGGTTGACTGAATTCTTCTACAACGTCCACCACACCCATCGTACCATTCACATACACTTCAGACGCATCTCTATCGTCGATTGTGAACTCGTTTACAGAGCTCCAAATTTGTTCGCGAACAGGAAAAGGAAGAGGAATAGTGATTTTGCCATCGTACATGCAGAAAATTTCTTCACGTTCTTGAATTAGCGCTGCAGCAGGGCCTTTTAGCGTTTTCAACGGAGGGTCTGACACGGCCATTCGAACAAATGAAACTGCGCTATACAAAGACGACGTAATCCAAAGTACATCGAACACAAACATCCACAGCAACACACATTGCACAGTGCCGTCAATTTTTGGTCTCCGCATGAAGTTCAGAGCTTCAAAGAAATTATCCCCGTGCTAAACACACGCGGCAAATGCAAAGCCATGAATGAAATCAATCTCTTGCGTGCAATTGCGAAAACAACAACGGTTCTCACAATTGAACATGCAATTGAGACGCAGGATGAAAGTTTAGTGTGGCTCGCACTTCAATCTGAAATGTCCGTAGGAAACATCGCGTTTGTGCGAGCATGTGAAATCGGTTTTACTTATGCGGTAAAGCAGTTACTTCCTTGCGGCGTTGACGTGAATAAGGCACTCCGTAAGGCAAGTCAAAACGGTCATTTGGATGTGGTCAATTTGCTACTTGCAGACTCTCGCGTAAACCCGTCAGCGGATTGCGGTTGCGGATTTCGAGGTTTACGCGGTGTTTGTTGCGCGATTGGTTTAGCAAGTCAAAACGGTCATTTGGATGTTGTCAAGTTGCTACTCGCGGATCCTCGCGTATCCGCGGGCATCGATGGTGCACTCGGTGAAGCAAGTCGTAACGGTCATTTGGATATCGTCAAGTTGCTACTCGCAGATCCTCGCATAAATCCGTCAGCAAACGACAATTATGCAATTCGCTTGGCGGATGGAAATGGCCATTTGGGCATAGCCAAATTGCTACTCCCGTTAGTTCAAAATACCATGTTTCCAGACGATTATTACGCCCTCAAGGTGAACGACCTTTAAAGTCTGGTCGGAAGCGGCACAACGCAGAATGAAAGTTAGTATATACTATTGTGCCCCGTTGGAAACACCGTTGCACTCTTTGTGGTTGGCATCGGTTGATTTGCGCGAAGCAAGTCAAAACGGTCATTTAGATCGTATGGATAATTCGCTGTGCAGAAGTGTGTTTAGATGAATCCGTTGGTTCAATGATTCCGGACGTTGACCGTAGCACGTGAAAAATGACCATACCACAAGGACCAACGAATTCATCCAAGATGTCATCGCAGCGATCTCTCGCACTTCGTATTTTACGCTCCATCGCAAAAACAACTGCAATTCCTACAATTGAAATTGCAGTTGAATCGGGTGACATTGGTTTAGTGTGGTTGCAAACGGAAGGTAAAATTGACAACGCATTATGTTATGCATGTGAAGTTGGGCAAACGGAACTCGTCAGTCAAATACTTGATTTGGAAAGAGCAGAAGACAAAGCCGGAGCGTTTCGATTGGCATGCGCAAACGGACACACGGAAATCGTTCGTTTGTTTCTTGAGCTGCCGCTGGACCGATGTGTTACTGCACAAAACAATTCAGCTTTCCGAGATGCATGCGAAAACGGACACGCGGAAATCGTTCGTTTGTTCCTTGAACTTGACCATGGATTGAATCCAGCAGCCGACGACAATGGCGCACTGTGTGACGCATGCATTCGCGGACACACGGACGTCGTTCGTTTGCTCCTTGATTTGCCGCCAGAAAGAGGGGTTGATCCAGCAGCCGACGACAATGGCGCACTTCAATGTGCATGTGCACGCGGACATACAGAAATTGTTCGGTTGCTCCTTGCACTGCCGTTGAACCGTGGCGTAAATCCAGCGGCAGATGGCAATGTTCCGCTTCGGCTCGCAAGCGCAAACGGTCATACGGAAATTGTTCGCATGCTCCTTGATTTGCCGCCAGAAAGAGGAATACGTCCTAGAGCATTGGGTAATGCCGCGCTTCTTAATGCAATTGAAAACGGGCATACGGAAATTGTTCGCATGTTCCTTGATTTGGACCTTGATCTAACGTTCAGACGCAATGCTGCAATTCGGGTCGCGTGCACACAAGGACACACGGACATTGTTCGTATGCTTCTGGATTTGCCGCCGGAAAGAGGCATTGAACCAACGGCACAAGACAATGAACCACTCCGACACGCTTGTCGTAATGGAGACACGGAAATCGTCCGTTTGCTCCTTGATTTGCCGTTGGACCGTGGGGTTAATCCGGCAGCACGCGGCAATGAAGCGCTTCGAGTCGCAAGTGAAAACGGACACATGGAAATTGTTCGATTGCTCCTTGAACTTCCGTTAGACCGTGGAGTTGATCCGGCAGCGAATAACAATGCAGCACATTGATGTGCATTGAAATTGTCCGTTTGAGAGAGGGAACATAGTGTGACCCGGTTTAACTTCAACAATAATCCGGACGTCCGTGTACTCCTTTGATTTGCCGTTGGAAACCAGCAGCAAATGCCGATGTAGCAGTGATAACCATGTTGAAATGAACTTTAAACAACTGCTCTGACCACAACGTTATGGTCCTATTCACGTGCCTGACGGGCAAAGTTCCGCGATGTTAGATTAGTCTTTTAGCAGAAAATTAGACTGGAAACATTGGGTGGCTTATATCCATGGATCCCGCTTGTCATTCAATGTGTCCAGTCTAATTTTCTGCTGGAAGACGGATGAAGCGGCTGACAAACGGAACAATGGGGCTAATATCCATGGCTGACGGGTCGACACGAGAGTCTGTGAGTAGCACTTTAACAACATCCGTTTGACCGTTACGACTTGCCAATCGAATTGCGGAATTGTCACGTGCGGACGGGTCGACACGAGAGTCTGTGAGTAGCACTTTAACAACATCCGTTTGACCGTTACGACTTGCCGAACGAATTGCGTAATTGTCATGTGCTACTGATGGGTCAACGCGTGGGTCTGCGAGTAGCATCTTGACAATGTCCGTATGGCCGTTTTCACTTGCTTTACAAATTGCATAATTGTCTTCGGCAGACGGGTCTACACGAGCATCCGCTAACAGCACCTTGACCACGTCCGTATGACCTTCTTCACTTGCCATACAAATTGCGGAATTGTCTTCGGCTGACGGATCAACACGAGAGTCTGCGAGTAGCAGTTTGACAATGTCTGTATGACCGTTTTCACTTGCCAATCGAATTGCGGAATTGTAGAATGTTGACGGATTAACACGATGATTTGCGAGTAGTACTTTGACCACTTCCACATGACCGTTTACACTTGCACTGTAAACCGCGTAATTGTCGTCCGCGGACGGGTTCACACGTTCATCCGCAAGTAGCAGCTTGACAACTTCTGTATGGCCGTTTGCGCTTGCCAAGCGAATTGCGTAATTTTTGTCTGCTGACGGGTTCACACGAGAGTCTGCTAGCAGTACTTTGACCACTTCCGCATGACCGTTTTCACTCGCAAGTTGGATTGCCAAATTGTCCCATACAGACGGATTAACGCGCACATCCGCAAGTAGCAGTTTGACAACTTCCGCATGACCGTTTTCACACGCTTTGCGAATTGCGTAATTGTAGTTTGTCGACGGGTCAATATCTGTAAGTTTCAGAAACAGCTGAACCAACTCGACATGTTCCAAGACACTTTTAAATGTTTTAAATGTCAAAGACATTGTTGGGAGTTTCACCAACCACTCAAGTGTTTTGATTTGAGACGTCCACGTGTCTGTTTCTAATGTTGGTTCTGCTGTTTCGTCCAAACGTACAAGTTCCGTTTCCAAGGCCCTTTTGGCTATAGATGCGGTGTTCTCAGCGACAGCATAATATGGTGAACCGTGCAGCTGCGCTTCAAGTTCAGCGATATACTCCAAGTGGTTGGTAATTGTTGTTGCCATACAATGGTTTGAATGGGATTTGTGGTTGTCAACTTTTTGAGAACCCAAAAGCAAGTAGCATTTTGACAACGTCCGTATGACCCTTGCCAAGCGAATTGCGTCTGCGAACACTTGACCAATTGCGAAAATTGTCGTTTGCATACCCGTTCAAATAATTGTTGTTTACGGACTCTGTAAGTTTCAGAAACACTTTTAAATGTCAATGGTATTGTGAGCCGTCCATGTGCCCTTTTAGCGACAGCATACTATGGTGAACCGTGTAACTGTGCTTCTACTCCAAGTGTTAGTCTTTTATTTGATTCGAAGAAAGGCGATAAATCGGCGCGTCGAAGAGGGGATATTCTGATTCCGAAGCCGTTAGAAAAAATTGACGCATAAATTCTGTTGATAGTATAGGTACAGATGTCTCAAGACAAATATACATGTTATATGATAACGCGCGATGATGTTGCCGCGTCAAACCAGCCTGTGTTCTCAATTGAATCACGTTTGCTTAATGCGCTCGATGCCACAATTGATTTGCGCGCGAAACAAATTCGACACCCTAAAAAACTCGAGAAAGCGTGTTGCAAAATTCGCTAAAATCAATGCAATTTGCGCGCGCTGGAATTTCAGCATTCTTTTTGACAAACGCCGTTAGATGACGGACACTGTGCGCCTCGAAGAATTCACCGGATTCATCCAAAATCGATTAATCTGTGTGTGGCAAGATCCAGCCACTCCCACCGCATGGCTTCCAACGGAATTTCTTTTATCCCAGTACATCACACGGGTTCTTGTTGTTGGCCGTTTGTCACCGCTGTCCGCCGGTCTTGCATCGGATTCGAGCTGGACACAAATTTGGCGCTCACCGGGAACAAAAGAGTGGTCCTGTTTGCTCAATGTGCTTCAGCATATGCCGGGGCCCATCATGCTTGTTATCGGATCCGACTTGGCATTGTCGCCAAAATTGGTTAGCTTGCTCCGGTCTGTATCCGCAGAAGCTACGGTGCTGGTTTTACGTCAACCGGGTCTGGCGGGTGCCGGGTGGAATGGCGACCCGCCCGATCAGGTGTTTTTTCCGGTGCTAAATCCCAACGGGAATCAGGAACTTTTGGCAACCCTGCAGGATTGGACGTTGCGTACAGCACCGAAACACCTGGACGCGAAAACGCTATTACCGCAGTTAGCCGCGCAAAAATATGGATTAACAGCATCGGATGGAACGTGGATGTGGTATTGTCCAGCAGACTCACCGGGGCTTGTGACGCAGACGGTGCCCCAGATTGCGCGGCAAATTCAATTGATGGGAGCAATGCTTGCGGCTATGTAAATCGCTCTCACATGTGTTCATCTTTGGATATATTTAACCAAAGACGAAAAAATCTGAGACGAAAAAATCCGACATATTGAGTTTAGAAGAACGTGCGGCGCTTGCTCGTGTGGCGGTGCTTGTTAAAGAGATGGAATGTCCCTTTCTTCGCCTTGTACCCCTTGCGTGTCAGGTACTTGAGGGCCTTGCGACCCGCAGCTTGCTTGCGTCGGCTAACAATCCGTCCATGCTTGTTCTTGACAAGGTCCGTTTTGACAAGGCCACCGGAGGTGTGCTTTGCCGATCCGTGAAAAACCTGAGCTTTGGAGCCAATTGCGGGAACGTCGACCATCTTATACTTTTGACCGCGATTTTATTTGACCGCTCGGGGGGACAAAAGTTGACGGGCCCCATACCGTCGGTTGTTCAGTCACGATGGATGTTGTCGCGAGTGTTTCGAAGACGGTGGAACCAAAAACGGCAACAAAAGCACTCAAAGATTCGGTAAAAGCGGATGCAAAACCACTCAAAGATTCGGTAAAACCAGCAGTGCTCAAAGATTCGGTAAAAGCGGTTGCAAAACCACCAGTTGCAAAACCACCAGTTGCAAAACCAGCTCTCAAAGATTCTACAAAAGCAACGCAAAAACCCGTTGCTGAGACAAAACCCGTTGCTGAGCCAAAACCCGTTGCTGAGCCAAAACCCGTTGCAAAAGCGGACTCAAAAGCACCAACGTACCCAAAAGCAATCCGGGGTGCTGACGGTATCCACATTTGTCCAGAATGTGGTATTTCAGAGAAGAATCACAGTACAATGTTTTATCATATTCGGACGCATTTTTCAACCCGTGAGTATGCATGCACCGAATGCGACAAAACATTTATTCAAAAGTGCGGCTTAGACCAGCATTTACTGCAAACACACGGAACCGGCAAAACCTTGTTTATGTGTCCTTGTTCTGGTTGTGAACACACAAGTAAAACGAAAAACAATACTGTTATTCATATTGCACGCAAACATGCCGAATCATGGATACCTCGCGCAGAAACATCCGGAGCAACCGTTTGCGCTAACTGCAATAAAGCGTGCGGTTCTGCAACCGCATATTATTATCATGCGACTACGTGTTATGGACGGCAAATTCCTGAATTGAAAGCGTTGATTACATCCATTGCGGTGCGAGACAAATAGCCTCCACACCTTGCTGTTTTTTTGCTTCAAAAATGACACCCTGTTATTGCCGCTGCCATAATTAGAACATGTCTCTTTTTTGCGACGGCGCGTGTCCAGGAAATGGGCGTGCAACGGCGATCGGAGGATGGGCGTGGGCATACTGGCCTGGACCCGTTGCATCGCAGGAACCCGCAACATACAAATCTGCTAAATTGAGTACAACTGAATATCCGGCTACAAATCAGCGAGCAGAGCTCATGGCACTCCTCGAGTCCCTCCGTTGGATTCAGAGTCACATCGAGCTACCGCATGTTATTGTGTACACGGATTCCGTATATGCGATGAAGTGTGCCTCCGTTTGGGGTCCCGGTTGGAAATCACGGAATTGGACTCGTCCAACGGGTGGTCCTCTGCAAAACCTCGACATCATCCAGCCACTCGTAAACACGTGGGAAATTGTGCGTGATCATGTAAAACTCCAGCATGTTAGGGGGCACCAAAAAGGAACACGAGCGGAAGCATGGAGGAATAATTGGGTCGATCGGGCGGCCGTAGCAGGTGCTCAAGGAACGGCGATTTGACAACCGTTTTTAGCGATAGCCTTCGCAACAGCTTCTGCGGTCTCAAGAGCCCCCTCAATCCACGCTTGATGTCCAGAACTCAGCGATTCACCGCATAAATACAGCCCCGGTCGCGGATTTAATTCACACCGTGCAACTGTGTTTGCCGGTGTCCAATATGTGCACCCTTCTTTCCATGGATATGCACGCACCCACATGGGCTTCGGCGCATCGGGAAACAATTTCGCCACTTCCGCCCGAATTCGCAAACCACCACCAGCCATCCACCCCACAGTATCGATTCCATCCGTGTAACTAATCATCACGAGTCCAGGCCGTATGGGAATGATGTATCGCAACGGCGAATCCGTGACAATTCGACCTTTTAGCCAATCCGTGTGAGGAAAGCGCGCATAAATGCGGACCAGCGGAACCGATTGAAGGTTACGGGGCACCACATCATTCACCAGCCGACGCAATGCATCCACGGGAATTGCAAGCACCAAACGGGTGGTTGACAATGTATGCCCGGCACGCGTGATAACGGACCACGCATTTTTATGTTGAACAACGCGCACAATATCAACACCCGTTTGAATACGGGACCGACCAATTCGTGCGACGAGACCGTCAACGATTGCCGATAATCCGCCACGAACAACGTAAAAATCGCCTTTGTTGAAATTGAGCGCGCGCAATGCAACATCCGCCCGCATGACATCCACTTCGCCGCGATACGGGAATTTAAGTAAAATGTCGTCGGCTGCCTTGCGCCCTAAAATCCGCACAAGCAATTGTCGTAGAGTGTGTGTTGCTAAAACGCTGGGACTAAGGTGTGCTACACGCGGACCAATTGCGCTCCAAAGGGCATCAAAGGGATTGTTTATGAGTGTTCGGGTTTTAGAGTCCATCCACAACGACCCGTGTGCCAACGGAATTCGCTCCAATCCGAATTGGTCGATGAGTGCTCCTGCACGTACATGGGTCGTTTGAATACGTCCAGCACCGATTTCATAGCCATCTTCGGATGTCCAAATACGCCCACCCATTCGTTCGTTGCGTTCGAGGACGATGACGTCGTCGCCTTGTGCCAACAAATGATCTGCAAGCCACAATCCAGCAATACCGGCTCCGACAATTATTGTCATTGCTCTCTTGTATTCGCATGAATTTCTGACCAGACAGACGTCTATTCGTAATTACGGAGCTCGTGGTGCTGTAAAAGTTGACAGTCCATCACATTCATTTTGTCGAACATGATTACTTGGATACATTTTTCCACTTTTACACGCAATTGCACGCATAATGGATGTACTTCCACGAGGGCAATGCAGTTGAGTCCGGGGAAACAACGATGTATTCATTCACGCATGCACAAAGAGACACACGGAAATTGTTCGTTTGCTTCTTGAGCCAGACCGTGGAATTAATCCAAACGACAATGACGCATTACAATTTTGCATGTCGAAACGGACATACTGAAATTGTTCGTATGATCCTCGATTTGCCGGTGGAATTGATCCGTTCGTGGTGGGGCTTTGCATGTAAATTTGGACGCATTGAAATTGTTCGTTTGCTTCTTGCGCTACCGCCAGAAAGAGGTGTCAATCTGGCAGACAATCTTCAATTGGCAATTCTAAACGGGGCATGCTGAAATTGTTCGTATGCTCCTGGCACCAGAAGAGGCCTGTTGCAGTGAAAAGTTGACGACCCCCCCTTCAGCGTTATTTTGTTGTCATGGACCAACCAAACAACGCTGATCCGCTGAACATTTTGCGCGCAATTGCACGCATAACGGAGATACCGTCCTTCGAAGTTGCCGACGTCGATGCCGTTTGGTTAGCACTCGAATCTGGGGCAACGGTTAACGATGATTTGTTTATTCAAGCATGTGAACTTGGGCATACGGGCGTCGTTCGTTTGTTCCTGGACCGTGGAGTGAACCCAGACGACAATGTACTTTGTGACGCATGCATTCGCGGGCATACGGGTGTCGTTCATTTGCTCCTTGATTTGCCGCCAGAAAGAGGAGTTAATCCTGCGGCATATGTCAATTTTACACTTCGGTGTGCATGCGCAAACGGACACACGGAAATTGTTCGTTTGCTCCTCGATTTGCCGTTGGAACGTGGTGTGGATCCAGCTGCAAACGGCAATGACGCTTTGGACATTGCATGCGAATACGGGCACACGAAAATTGTTCGTTTGCTCCTCGATTTGCCATTGGAGAGAGGCGTCAATCCGGCTATTAACGACAATTACGAACTTCGACATGCATGCACAAATGGGCACATGGAAATCGTTCGTATGCTCCTGGCGCTGCCACCACAAAGAGGTGTGGATCCTACAGTATTTGGCAATGACGCACTGTCTCGTGCGATTCAGGGCGGGCACGCGGAAATTGTTCGACTGCTGAAAGCGAAAATTCCGTGGTATCGCCGCCTGTTGCAGTGAAAAGTTGATGACCCCTCCAGTTGGTGTGAGGCACTCCAACCTGACGCTGCACAAATGGGAGGAGACATTTTTCCGCTTAAAATTTTGAGCGCAATTGCACGCATAAAGGATGTACTCGAAGCTGGCGACGTCGATGCTGTTTGGTTAGCACTTGAATCTGGGGGCAACTGTTGGTGACGATTTGTTTATTCAAGCATGCCAAAACGGCCATACGGGAATTGTTCGTATGCTCCTGGACCGTGGAGTGGACCCAAACGACAATGCACTTTGTGACGCATGCATTCGCGGGCATACGGGCGTCGTTCGTTTGCTCCTTGAGCCAGAAAGAGGAGTTGATCCTGCTGCAAATGACAATGCAGCACTTCGGTATGCGTGTGAATACGGGCGCACACACATTGTTCGTATGCTCCTTGATTTGCCGTTAAAAAGAGGCGTGAATCCAGCTGCAAACGATAATAACGCGCTTCGAGTAGCAAGTGCAAACGGACACACAGAAATTGTTCGTTTGCTCCTCGATTTACCGTTGGAAAGAGGAGTAAATCCTGCTGCAAACGACAATTACGTACTACGACATGCATGTTACAAAGGCCATACAAAAATTGTTCGTTTGCTTCTGGAGCTGCCGCAAGACCGTGGAGTAAATCCAGCTATATACTGCAATTATGCACTACGAATTGCAATTGAACACGGACACACTGAAATTGTCCGTATGCTCCTCGATTTGCCGTTGGACCGTGGAGTGAATCCTGCTACATATGACAATTCCGCACTCCGGTATGCATGCGCAAACGGACATGTGGAAATTGTGCGTTTGCTCCTTGCACTGGCGTTGGACAGAGGTGTACATCCTGCTGCAAGAAATAATGAAGCACTTCAATTTGCATGTCGAAACGGACATGCGGAAATTGTTCGTATGCTCCTGGCACCACAAAGTGGTCCTACGGCATTTGGCAATGTTGCGCTTCGGTTGGCAACCGAAAACGGACACACGGAAATTGTTCGCATGCTGAAAGCAAAAATGCCTTGGTATCGCCGCCTGTTTCAGTGAAAAGTTGACGACCCCTCCAGAGTCGTTTTGGTGTGAGGCACTCCAACCTGACGCTGCACAAATGGGAGACATTTTTCCGCTTAAAATCTTGCGCGCAATTGCACGCATAACGGATGTACTCGAAGTTGCCGACGTCGATGCCGTATGGTTAGCACTCGAATCTGGGGCAACTGGTGACGATTTGTTTATTCAAGCATGCCATCACACGGAAATTGTTCGTTTGCTTCTTGACCGAGGAGTAAATCCTGATGCAAACCACAATTACGCACTCCGAAATGCATGCATAAACGGACACACGGAAATTGTTCGTTTGCTCCTGGACCGAGGAGTAAATCCTGCTGTATACGACAATTACGCACTACGGATTGCAAGTCAAAACGGACATGCGGAAATTGTTCGTATGCTCCTTGATTTGCCATTTGAGAGAGGTGTCAATCCGGCTATAAACGACAATGACGCACTCCGACATGCAAGTGAACACGGACACACTGAAATTGTCCGTTTGCTACTGGATTTGCCGTTGGAACGTGGGGTTAATCCAGCTGCATGCTACAATTACGCACTACGGATTGCAAGTCAAAACGGACATGCGGAAATTGTTCGTATGCTCCTTGATTTGCCATTTGAGAGAGGTGTCAATCCGGCTATAAACAACAATGACGTACTACTAATTGCAAGTCAAAGCGGCCGCACGGAAATCGTTCGTATGCTCCTTGATTTGCCGCTGGAACGTGGGGTTAATCCAGCTGCATGCTACAATTACGCACTTCGGCATGCATGCGCAAACGGGCACACGGAAATTCTTCGTTTGCTCCTTGCACTGCCGTTGAACAGAGGTGTACATCCTGCTGCAAGAGATAATGAAACACTTCGATTTGCACGCGAACGTGGACACACGGAAATTGTCCGTATGCTCCTTGATTTGCCATTGGAGAGAGGAATTAATCCAGCAGCGGAAAACAATTTCAATTTCGCACTCTGGCATGCTCCTTGATTTGCCATTGGAGAGAGGGGTTACCGCGGATTCGCACTCCGGCATGCGAGCGAATGCGGACACACGGAAATCGTCCGTATGCTCCTGGCACCGGAAAGAAGTCCTACGGTATTTGGCAATTATCTCTTGCGATTTGGGGTGCGAAAATTCCTTGGTATCGACGCCTGTTGCAATGAAAAGTTGACGACCCCCTTCAGCGTTGTTTTGTTGTTATGGATGTCCCACATTCTACGCGCAATTGCACGCATAACGGAGGTGCTGTCAATTAAAGCTGCCATTCAGTCTGGCGATGTCAATGTCGTGTGGTTGGCGGTCGAGTCTGGGACAACTGTTAACGATGTTTCGTTTATTCAAGCATGTGAACTTGGACATACGGAAATTGTGCGTTTTCTCATTGGGCTGCCGGTTGTGAATCCAGTCCAATAATGACGCACTTCGAAATGCAAGCATAAACGGGTACACGGAAATTGTTCGTTTGCTCCTTGAGCTACCGCCAGAACGTGGAGTTAATCCAGCTGCATCCAATAATGCCGCACTACATCTTGCAAGTCAAAACGGTCATGCGGAAATTGTTCGAATGCTCCTTGATTTGCCGTTGGAACGAGGTGTAAATCCAGCTGCAAACGACAATATGATAATTCTATCTGCATGTGGTCACGGTCGCACTGAAATTGTTCGTTTGCTCCTTGATTTGCCGTTGGAAAGAGGTGTTGATCCGGCGGCCAATGACAATTCCACAATTCGCAACGCGTGTTACTGGGGCCGCACGGAAATTGTGCGTTTGCTCCTTGATTTAGAACGAGGTGTTGATCCAGCGGCCGACGACAATGCAGCAATTCGCACCGCGTGTTCAAACGGACATACAGAAATTGTGCGTTTGCTCCTTGAGTTGCCACTGGGGCGTGGCGTGAATCCAGCAGCCAATGACAACAACGCACTAGCCAATGACAACAACGCACTTCGGTGGGCATGTGCAAACGGTCGCACAGAAGTTGTTCGTTTGCTCCTTGATTTGCCGCCGGAAAGAGGTGTTGATCCTTTGGTGCTTGGCACAATGTACTTTGAGCGACATGCTGAAAGCGAAAATTCCATGGTATCGACGTATGTTGCATTGAAAAGTTGACGACCCCTTCAAGCGTTGTTTTGTTGTTATGGACGATGGGTGTCACATTTTACCTGAACATCCACCGGGAGACATTTTTCCGCTTAAAATCTTGCGCGCAATTGCACGCATAACGGCGGTGCTGCCGCTCGAAGCTGCCTCTGTCGAATCCGTATGGTTGGCTGTCGAGTCTGGGGCAATTGTTGGTGATGATGTGTTTATTCAAGCATGCTTTCGCGGACATGCGAAAATCGTTCGTATGCTCCTTGATTTGCCATTGGATAGAGGTGTCAATCCGGCTGCGCGTGACAATTACGCACTTCGATTCGCAAGTGAAAATGGCCATGCGGAAATTGTTCGTATGCTCCTTGATTTGCCACTGGGACGAGGTGTGAATCCTGCTGCGCGTGACAATTATGCACTTTCGTATGCATGTAGCGGCGGCCACACGGAAATTGTGCGTTTGCTACTTGCACTGGCGTTGGACAGAGGTGTACATCCTGCTGCAAGAGATAATGAAGCACTTCAATATGCATGCAGAAACGGACACACAGAAATTGTTCGTATGCTCCTGGATCGTGGAGTAAATCCAACTGCAAATACAAATTACGCACTCAATGTAGCATGCGCACGCGGGCATGCGGAAATCGTTCATTTGCTCCTGGACCATGGAGCTGATCCGTCAATGCCCGACAATAAAGCACTTCGATTTGCATGCAGAAACGGGCATACGAAAATCGTTCGTATGCTCCTGGCATCCGAAAGAGGCGTGGATCCTACGGTATTTGGCAATGTTGCACTTTCTCTTGCGATTCGGGGCGGACACACGGAAATTGTTCGTATGCTGAAAGCAAAAATTCCATGGTATCGTCGCCTGTTGCAGTGAAAACTTGACGACCCCTTCAAGCGTTGTTTTGTTTTCATGGACGAGACACTCCACATTTTACCTGACGCTGCACAAATGAACGACATTTTTCCGCTAAATATCTTACGCGCAATTGCACGCATTACGGCGGTGCTGTCGCTCGAAGCTGCCATTCATTCAGGAGATGTTGATGCCGTATGGTTAGCGGTCGAGTCTGGGGCAACTGTTACCAACGATTTGTTAATTCAAGCATGCGAAAAAGGACACACTGACATTGTGCGTGTACTCCTTGATTTGCCGTTGAAAAGAGGTGTTGATCCGTCTGCACAAGACAATGTAGCATTGCAAATTGCGATCGAAAAAGGACACACTGACATTGTGCGTGTATTCCTGGGTTTGCCGCTGGATCGTGGAGTGAATCCAGCCGCAAATTACAATTTCGCGGTTCGGCATGCAAGCGCACGCGGGGACACGGAAATTGTTCGTGTACTCCTTGATTTGCCGTTGGAACGTGGATTAAATCCTGCAGCATGCGACAATCAGGCACTCCAATTTGCATGTTGGCACGGGCACACGGAAATTGTTCGTTTGCTTCTCGAGTTACCGTTAGACCGTGGAATTAATCCTGCAGCAAACAACAATTATCCACTTCAGACTGCATGCGCATGCGGACACACGGAAATTGTCCGTATGCTGAAAGCAAAAATTCCATGGTATCGTCGCCTGTTGCAGTGAAAAGTTGACGACCCACACATCAAGCGTTTTGTTGGCATGCAACCAACAGAAAACAATGGATTCCACATTGTTCCTGGACGTTTAGACATTTTTCCGCTAAATATCTTACGCGCAATTGCACGCATAACGGCGGTGCTGCCGCTCGAAGCTGCCATTCATTCAGGAGACGTTGATGCCGTTTGGTTGGCTGTCGAGTCCGGGGCAACTGTTTACGACGAGTTGTTTATTCAAGCATGCTTTCGCGGCCATACAGAAATTGTTCGTGTGCTGTTTGCTTTGCCGCCAGAAAGAGGAGTTAATCCGTCTGCACAAGATAATGCAGCACTTCGATATGCATGTTCGCACGGACATACTGACATTGTGCGTGTACTCCTTGATTTGCCGTTGGAAAGAGGTGTTGATCCGTCTGCACAAGACAATTACGCAATTCGGCATGCAAGTAAAAGTGGGCAAACGGAAATGGTTCGTATGCTCATCGAACTTCCGTTAGACCGTGGAGTTAATCCAGCTGCGCGTAACAATTACGCACTTCGATACGCAAGCATAAACGGACAAACGGAAATTGTTTGTATGCTCCTCGAACTTCCGTTGGATCGTGGAGTGAATCCTGCGGCGGTTGACAATGAGGCGCTTCGGATCGCGAGTCAGAATGGTTGCACGGAAATTGTCCGTTTACTCCTTGATTTGCCGTTGGAAAGAGGTGTGAATCCAGCTGCCGATGACAATTGTGCACTTCTAGCAGCATGTTGGCTCGGACACACGGACATTGTTCGTATGCTCCTGGAGCGTGGGGTGAATTCATCTGCGTACGAAGCGCTTCGATATGCATGCAGAAATGGACACACAGAAATCGTTCGTTTGCTCCTGGCACCGGAAAGAGGCGTGGATCCTACGGTATTTGGCAATGTTGCACTTTCTCTTGCAATTCGGGGCGGGCATGCTGAAATTGTTCGACTGCTGAAAGCGAAAATTCCGTGGTATCGCCGCCTGTTGTAATGAAAAGTTGACGACCCCTTCAAGCGTTGTTTTGTTGTCACGGATGTCCCACATTAATCCGCTCAACATTCTACGCGCAATTGCACGCATTATGGAGGTGCTGCCGCTCGAAGCTGCATCTGGCGACGTCGATGTCGTGTGGTTGGCGGTCGAGTCTGGTGCAATTGTTGGTGACGATTTGTTTATTCAAGCATGTGAACTTGGGCATACGGAAATTGTTCGAATGCTCCTGGACAGCAGAATACATCCGGACCCCAATTTAGCACTACACAATGCAAGTTACTATGGACACACAGAAATTGTTCGTTTGCTCCTGGATTTGCCGTTGGACCGTGGAGTGGATCCAGCTACCCGAGACAATTTAGCATTACACATTGCAAGTCAAAACGGCCATACGGAAATTGTTCGTCTGCTCCTGAATTTGCCTTTAGAGAGAGGAGTAAATCCATCAACAGATGAAAATTTCGCACTGCGAATTTCAAGTCAAAATGGCCATACGGAAGTTGTACGTTTGCTCCTGGCGCCAGAAAGAGGTGTGGATCCTGCAGCAAACGACAATGCAGCGCTTCGACACGCGTGTTTCAAGGGACATACGGAAATTGTTCGTCTATTACTTGATTTGCCGTTGGAACGTGGGGTCGATCCAGCAGCAATTGGCAATGCAGCGCTTCGACACGCGTGTTTCAAGGGACATACGGAAATTGTTCGTCTATTACTTGATTTGCCGTTGGACCGTGGTGTGGATCCGACGACCGACTACCATGGCGCATTTCGACTTGCATGTGCAAACGGGCATACGGACATTGTTCGTATGCTCCTGGCATCAGAAAGAGGTGTGGATCCTACAGTATTTGGCAATGACGCATTGTCTCATGCGATTTGGGGCGGACACGTTGAAATTCAACAAATGCTGAAAGCAAAAATTCCATGGTATCGCCGCATGTTGCAGTGAAAAGTTGATGACCCCATCCAGCGTTGTTTTGTTGTTATGGAAAACGGACATCCGCTGAAAGATACCAAACAAATTGATCCGCTTAGCATCCTACGCGCAATTGCGCGCATAA